GCTGCGCCGCTGCGCCGCTGCGCCGCTGCTGTCGCGACGCAGTGGACACGTGCGCCAGGCGACCACCCCCGGCGGTGGGGGTGTACCCCCCGGCGCGCGGGCGGGGGGACGATTTCAAGTACCCCGCGCACATGATAGAGGGGTCAAATCGATATGCGGGTTCAAATCAATATGCGCTTTTTCCCCAGATCGCTCCGGGCTTGCCACCCGTGCATCTTTGCCCCACCCTTTAGCCGTGAGATCCATCTTCGCCCGCAAGCCAGTGCGTCATCATCCGCGCCCTCCGACCCAGAAGTCGGTCCTGATCATGGAGGAGGCGTGGCCGCTGGAGGTGCGTCAACGCCTTCAGGTTCTCTACCTCGTCCACAACAAGAAGCCCCAGGAGATCGCCTCCACCCTGCAACTTCCCAAAGCCCTGGTGCAGCACTGGATCGTGAAACACGGACTGCCGGCCATGCGGCGGCGCACGCGCGAGGAGATCACCGAGGAGATCGCGGTTATCGCCCGGCGCCGGGCGCTGGAGGTGGTGGACGCCTGCGGCGAGTTGGCCGAACAGGGAGCCGTCCAAGCCCTCCAGCGCGCCAACGAGATGGCTGCCGACATCGCCTGCAAGGACAACGCCTCCGCCACCTCCTCCTACGCCGCCGCGGGGAAGACGCTGGTGAGCATAGCGCGCCAAGCCCGCGGACTGGACCCCGGAGGCGGTGCCTCCCAGTTCAACCCCGACCCCGGGCAGCAGATTAACTTGTCCCTCTTCGTACTGCCGCGTGACGGACCGCAACCGATCCCGCTCACTGTCGCGAGGCGGATGAAACAGGTTCAACCGCTTGCGACTGAGCCGGAGGAAGTGGACATGCTGGGGTGAACGGGGTTGACATGGTAAAGTGAATACGTCATCTTCTGGTCATGCGCCGAGCATCGCCAGCACCCGCCGGAGGGTCTCGACCCTCTGTCCGTGATACCACACCCCTCCGGGCTGGCGTCGTGCCAACGCCTTGGCCTGGAGACGGCCCTCCTCTCGCAGCATGTTCGCGACGATCCGCGCGTCCAGCGCCGCACTGGCCGACGCCAGCCCACTGGCGCCGGTTCGCGGACGATCTGTCGGCAATGGAGGACTGCTGACGGTGGTGGTCATGGCTACGGGGAACGCAGGGTGATGCGAACAGCGAGGACGTTGCCGTATGGGTCGCCAATCCAGCGGGACAGAGCCCGCGCGTACTCCCACAGTTTGTCCGGGGGCAGGACAGTCTCGGAAACAAACCAGCTTCCGTCGCGTCGTTGGATCTCAAGGACCGGGTTCATCTGAGCTTGCCTCCCGCGCGGTAGATCCGCGCCCGGATGGCCTCGATGCTCTGCGAATGGCCCCAGGGCGTGCTGCCCTTGGGAGGCCCGTCCGAGTTCAGCTCCCGTGCGCTGGCCCCGCCCGTGGGCGGATGCGCCAGGCGATAACGTTGGGCCGCGGCTACGCAGTCTGCGCGTTCCTTGGGGGTGAGGCTCATGAGCGGCGGAATCGAATCCACGAATCGGCCTTCTCGGGGTACGCCCGGTCAAACCCTCGGGATTGAATTGCGTACAACCCGCCGTCCACGGTGAGATCGAGGACCGTGGATAACTCCCGGTCCCGGGTCCCCCGATGGATGGTGATGGTAGCACCCTCGTCGATTTTCCAGCCACGTCGACAGATATAGATTTCGTCACCGACCTTGGTGTCGTGGGGAGGGATCATGCCGGCATCATATGATTGCCCCACGATGGGGCAAGATAAATCTTGACCTACACGTCCCTTCCTCCAACGTCACAGCACCATGAGAGAAGAAAAATCTGCCAAGCTCGTCTATCAACCCGTGGGGGACAACATCCAGATCGACTTCGACGCCGGCCCGGCGCAGATCGGAGGGATCTTCCTGCCCGACAACGCCAAGAAGGCACCGACCATCCTCGTGCGCGTGATCGCCGTGGGACCGCTCTGCAAGCAGATCAAGGCCGGGCAGCGGGCGGTCGTGACGATCCCGCAGGTGCTCGTCCTCAAGCTGAACGGCGAGGAGGTGGCCTTCACCAAGGAGGATCGGGTGCTCGCGGTGCTGGATTGACTTCCACCCCCGGTTCTGTCATGGACCATCGCTCATGATTCTCCGAACCTTGGCAGATGTACGGGAACCCATCTCCCGGGTGGCCGGAAACACCGGCCTGCCTGTGACCGATGACTTAGTGGTGGAGTACGTCAACAAGGCGATCGAGGAACTCAAGGACAAGGGCGACTGGCCTGGGGTGGTGGATCGTTGGTACTTGCGCTTTGACGAGACGACCGGCCTGGTGGCCCTGCCGCCGCACCTTGAACGCCTGATCAGTGTAACCGTAGACGACGCCCCGCTGGAGATCCGTTCGCCATGGTTCGAGTTCGTGCAGTACGGCCCCGGAGTCCTCCGCGACGAAGAGACTGACTCTCAGGGCAACACCCGCTCGCGCCGGGTCGATTGGATTCATGTGGTGGCCGACCGCGGGGAGAGCCCCACGCGGTACGACATGCCGGTGGACGGCGGCCCCTACACCTTGCGCGTCACCGCGCTGAGGGCAGAGACGGCAGATCGCAGCATCTCGGTCTTCGGCACAGACCCGGATGGACACATCCTGCGCACGATGGGCAGTGGAGTTTGGCAGGACGGTGAGACGCTCACGATCACCGCCGGCACAGGCGCAGAGGTGGTGAACGGATCGACCGAGTTCGGCTCTGTGACCGCGGTGGTCAAGGACGCCTCGGATGGGCCGATCCAGTTGGACGCCATCGGCCCGACCGGAACGATCGTCAACCTGTCCACCTTCGAGCACTACGAGACCAACCCCACCTACCGCCGGTACTTCATCCCCGCCCTGTACCGATCCACGAGCGGTCAACGCGACCGCATCCTGCTTGCACGATGCCGCAGGCGGTTCATTCCGCTCGTCAACGGTGACGAGCGTCAGACTTTGATGATCGGCAACCTGACAGCCCTGGAGGCCATGGTGATCAGCCAGTACAAGGCATCCATCGGCGCCTTCGATGAGGCCATCGCCCAGGTGCAGCGCGCGGTCCAGATCATGAAGGAGGACGCCCTTGGTCATTCTGGCAGAACTCGCGTCCCGTCCATGACCTTCCAACGGGGGTTCTCAATTGGCCGCTTTCCGGCCCTGCGATGAATCGCGTCCCCCGGGCGGACTCAGCGCTGACGGTCCCGTGGACGGGGGTCCAGGGCCGCCCTGACACGATCGCTGCCGCGGCACCCACCGTCGTCGAGAGAATCATCGTCCAGACTGCGCCTGCCGCCCCGTCGGCAGCCGCCGGCACGACGTACATCTTCACCTGGGTACCGGGCACCCTGAGAGCCCTGGAGACCGCTACCGTGGACTTCAGTGTGATCGTGGCCAACCCGGGGGACCAGATTGCCGTGGGGGCGCCATACGCCCTCACCGCGGGGCAGATCAGCGCGGCAGTGGTTGCCATGCAGACTGTGCGCCTGAGTGTGACCAACATGGACTTTACGACCGTGGTACTACCTAGTGGCGTTTGGAAGTTGCGTCTGTTCAAGTAATCTGCTAGGCCACCAACACGATGCCCGCCCAATGGATTCCCGAGTTGTTTGCCAACGCCATGGGGGGCGTATCGTCGGCGGTGTCACCGGAGATGATCCAGCCGGCGCAGGTGGCCTGGGCCATGAACTGCTCGTTCCGGGGCGGGAAGCCGTCCACGCGCCCCGCGTTGCGCTACCGCACGGGCCTGCCGAACGGCTTGGTGCAGGGGGCCGGGTACTTCGGGGTGCAGCAGGGCATGGGGGTCCTCTCGATCATGGGCCGGCTCTACCGGATTCGGGCGAATCCCAACAACTGCACCTGGGAGGAGATTACACTCCCGTGGCGCAACAGTGCGGTTCTCAAGCAGGTTTGGATGTGTCAGACAGTCGAGAACCTAGTCATTCAGGATTTCGAGAGCGACCCCATTATCTACGACGGTTCTACGGCACGGCGGGCGGACTCCTACGGGTTGAACGGAGACCCCGAGGTACCGCGCGGCCGACAGATGGCCTACGGCAACGGGCGGCTCTGGGTGGCCGTCAATGACCAGGAGATCGCCGCCGGGGACATCCGCACCAAGGATGCAGGCAGCGAACTGAAGTTCACGGAGATCAACTACATGTTCAACGGCGGGCGACTGATAATCTCCAACGGGATCAGCGGCCTGGCCTTCATCGCTACCAACGGTTCGACCGACTACGGCCCCTTGGTGGTCTACGGTCGTCGATCAACGGAGTCGATTCGCGCGGACATCACGTCTCGCGACCAATGGGGTGGGCCTGGGTTCGTGACCAACGTGCTGCGCAACACCGGCTGCGCATCCCAGTGGAGTCTCTGCGCGGTCAATCAGGATCTCTACTGGCGTGACAGCGATGGGGGGTTGCGTTCGATCTACCAGTCGGCGGCGGATGAGAACGGGGGCGGGTCGTCTCCGATCAGCCGGGAAGTTTCCCGGTTGACTGACTACGACTCGGCGCAACTGCTGGAGTTCTGTTCGGCCATCTACTTCGACAACCGGCTGCTTGTGACGAGCAGTCCGCGTCTCAACGAGGCGGGAGGCGTGTCATGGGGTGACCTGATCGCGCTCAACTTCGCCCCGAGCTCGACGATGCAGGGGAAAACTTCCCCGGCCTACGAGGGCCAGTGGAACGGGATATACTTCACCCATCTCTTTACCGGGCGGTTCGGCGGCAGGCCACGGGCCTTCGCGGTGGAGCATCGGGAGGATGGCACTAACCACCTCTGGGAGATCATGGCTGAGACCGCCGGGGTGCGCGACGACGAGTCAATCGAGTGCACGCCAACGGCCTTGCAGTCAGTCGCCAACCCCGTCAAAGGGTACATCGAGACGGCCAAGAGGCCGTTCGGCAACCCTGTCGCGCGCAAGCGTCTGGAGCGGGCCGACCTGTACCTGGAGGAGATCGACGGTCAGGTGGACGCGATGGTCTACTGGCGCCGGGACAACGACCGCAAGTGGCAACTCTGGGACTCGTTCACGGTCAATTCCAAGTTGACCACCCCAGCGGGACCGACTCCACGGGTGCCCAAGAATCTGATGCCGCAGGCCCGCAGTCAGGTGAAGACCCTCACGATCCCCTCGGATCGGTACGGTCCTGACGGGTATGCGTTCCAGACCGGGTTCGAGTTCCAGCTTCGGATCGCCTGGACCGGAAGGTGCCGGATCTACAAGGCCGTGCTGCACGCCTCCCCGTTGGCCGAGGCACCGTTCGCTCGCCGGGATCTGGTCAGCGCCTCGGCGCTTACGGACGACACGACCGGCAACGAGCTCGGCTACCTGATCCCGTTGACCACCAGCCAACCGGACTTCTCGATCCAGCCGCCGTCGGTTACAGTCACCAATGGCACCGGGGCGTCGTTCATCGCTACTGCCACCGGACAGGGGACGATCAGTTACCAGTGGCAGGTCTCGACCGATCTGGGAACCAACTGGATCGACGTGGTGAACGGCGCGCAGTACACTGGAGTCACCACGACCACTCTGCACGTTGTCACGACCACGATGGTAATGAACGGCTACCGCTATCGCTGCGCGGTCAGCAACGGCTGGAGTCCGGACGGCTGCACGGGCGGCCCCGGGGCGCGGGTCTACAGCGATGCAGCCATCCTGACAGTGAATATGGCCAATCCGTCGTGGTCAGCCTGGACGAACCCAGCAGGAGGTAACTGGATGTCCGTGGCCTATGGTGGGGGTGTGTACGTTGCGGTGGGAGATTCATCACCGTACATAATGACCAGTCCGAATGGCCAGGAATGGACTGCGCACAACCCTGGTGGCGGGGCACACCAGTTTCTATCGGTGGCTTACCGACTTGTGGCTAAGGTGCCAACCTTCGTGGCCGCTGACTACAACAACGGCAAGATTTACTATTCAACGGATTTAGGACTGAATTGGACAGGCGTGGTTGTGCAGACCGGAAGTTTGCTTGGGGCCGTAATAGCCGGCCCAGACAAATTCGTAATTGTTGGAGAGGATAAACCCCTTCCAGGTGATGACGTAGGATATAGATCTGCGTTTATCAGCTATGACGGACAAACAAATTGGACAATCCATGATGTGGCCGGACAAGGCGGCATGATACACTCAGGGACCTATGGAGGCGGACAGTATGTTGCCCTGGATACTGGTTGCTGCTTTACTAGCGAAGACGCAGTGAGTTGGGTAGCACGTTCAATACCCGGTAGATCTTGGACCGGAGTCGCGCATGGGTCTGGTGTTTACGTGGCCGTTGGGGGGTACAACGAGACTACTGGGGTAGCAAACAGCTCCAATGCAATAGACTGGAACCAACAGTACACACCCGCCCCAGCGTACCTTGTTGGAGCGGCCTACGGATTCGGTTTGTTCGTCGCAGTCGGGGATGGATTACCAGGACCCGGTATTCGGAACACGATTATGACGAGTTCCGATGGGGTAAATTGGGTGGCTGGCAATAACCCTACCGATACGACTCAATGGAAATCCGTTTGCGCCGGCCCGGACAGGTTCGTGGCCGTGGCCTTCGGAGGAGGAACAAACAACGTGATGACAACCAACCCCTAACATGTCTCTCAATCTACAACTTACCGCTCTGACGCTCCCGGCCAACACCGAGTTCGAGGGCACGCCGCAGGGCGATCTGAACCAGAAGGCGCAATACCTCCAGATCACCGGCCAGGACTCGTTCAACGGGGTCAACTACGGCCCGACGACCCCGGACGAGGACAACCGCGACAAACCGTGGTTCAAGACCGACTCCGGGTACAACCCACTCGGCTGGTACAGTTGGAACGGCTCCTCGTGGACGCCGATCCCGATGGTCACGCCGCAGGGCACGACCACCGAGCGTAATGCGCTAGTCCCGGTGGCCGGGCAACTGTTCTTCGACACAACGATCAACGTGCAGTTGATCTATGAGCGCAGTCAGTGGCGCACTCTGGACGGCAGTCCGGGTGACACGAAGTTCGTGCGAGCCGCTGATCTGGCAACGGCGCTGGTCAACAATCCCGGCTGGGCGGAGGACACAGACTGCTCGGGCCGGGTCATCGCCGGGGCGATCACGGACGGCACGGGCACCGGATACAATGCCACGGTAGGGGTGGACGAGGTGACACTTGCCCACGACAATCTGCCGCCGTTCTACCTGAATTTCCCGACTGGAGTCGATGCCTACGGTGGACAGCACCAGAACGGTGCCCAACCGGCGGGGGTCTATCCGGTCGTCACAGGACTTTCGACCACCTTAAAGACTGCGAACTTCGTGTATGATGATGCGACTACGGGACAGATTCCGGTCGATGTCCGACAGCAAACCATCTACAGGTGGTGTATCTATAAACTCTGAAATCATGCCTGTTGAAATCACAGATACGTTTTCGGCTAACCAGGCCATCGAACAGGTGGAGGAGAGGTTGCTGGATTTCCCGCAACTCGAAATGCCCCTCACCCATCGGTTCGCTCCGGGGGTGTATCTGCGCGAGATATTCATGCCCGCCGGCAGCATTGTGATTGGACATCGGCACAAGACTGAGCACTTCAACCTGGTTCTGACGGGGCAGCTGAACGTGATGATCAACGGAGTAGTGGAGCATCTCACGGCTCCCTGCGTGTTCAAGTCCGGGGTGGACGTGAGAAAGGTGCTGTTTATCATCGAAGATACCCGTTGGGTGACGGTTCATCCGACGGATGAAACGGATTTGGGAAAACTGGAGGATCTGCTCATTATTAAGAGTCCAACCTTCATGAACCGTTTGGCAGAAGCAAAAGTCGGAAAACAAATCGAACAATGATCTTCAACATCGTCTTTTGGGCGGTAGGCGGGTGGTTCACTTGGGTTGCAGTCGGGGTGGGCGTCGTGGGGGCCGTTGGCAGCTATGCGGCGTCCTCGCGGGTGAGAGCCCCTGGAGCGGTCCAGTATCAGCCGGTGGACCCAGGAGCTGTTGCGAGTCAGACGATTGACTCCGACAGCGCTAACCTGGCGAAAGCGAACCAACTTACCAGCGGGATCAACCAGTTTTCACAGGGGCAGGCCAACTCTATGATGGAACAGGCGCTCCCCGGTTGGGGGAAGTTGCAGTCCTCGATGACCAGTACGACGGAGGATCTGTTGAAGAATCCCTACGACCTGCCGCCCGACGTGCAGCAGAACCTTGAGCGCCTCTCTGCTGAGAAGGGGATCAGCGCGGGCACTCGCGGGCAGTTCAACGATTTCTCGCTCATGCGTGACTTCGGGGTGAACGAACTTCAGTACGGTCAGAGCCGGATTAATCAAGCGTCCGGACTCTATCAGCTTCTCGCTTCCACGGCCCCGAGGGTCAACCCGGTGTCACCGATGGCTTTCATGGTCACCCCTTCCGAGGCGATCCAGCAGCAGCAGCACACGAACGACCAGAATCAGGCGATCAATCAGGGCAACCAGAACGCGATCGCAGCCGCGAACAACTACCGGATGCAGGCGTTGTCGAACTCGTTCGCACAAATCGGCAGTATGGGCTCGCTGTTCAGCGGGGCTGTGGGAGGCGGTAGCAGAGGTGGAGGCGGTAGCGGAGGTGGAGGAGGACTGTTCGGGGGAGGATAAAACATGGCCGTACTACCAACATTCGATCCGCAGGGGAGGGCAACGGACGCCAGCCAGGTCGCCAATACGACCCGAGACAGTATGTCGTCCATGATGGAGCGGGCCGCCGAGTCGCGCCGGCAGGACCAGCAACTTGCGATGCAGAAGGAGCAGTGGGACTTCCAGAAGCCCATCATGCAGGCTAAGGCGAACGCCGACATGCAGGAGTTCGGGGCAAAGATGTACGCGGTTAAACAGACGCAGGATCTCCGGGCGCAGTTCAATGCTTCCGTCCCACAGATCATGGCGGAGATAGCACAGGTTGACAGATCGGCTTATGTCCCACCGAATCAGCAGACGCCAACTACCGAAGGACCGGCGGGCGCAGACGAATTCCGTACTCCATTACCGAATACACCAGGGAACAAGGTGGCTCCCCAGCAGAATACCATGGGCGATACGGACTGGGCTGGACAAGCACAGCGGTATGACACTCTCGCAGCGAAGTTGTCTCCTTTTGCCGGTTTACGCGAAGGCAAGGCACTTATTGATACGCTTCAAGCGCAGGGGCTTCAGGCACACGCTCGCTTTCTTGCTTCAGCGCAACAGAAGTTCTTGACCACCCAGAAGGGTCTTGAGTTAGACTCACTAGAGCAACGGAAACTCTGGGATATCCAGGCTAGTGCGAATCTGGACAAGCAGAACAACGACGCTAAGATTCTGATCGAGCAGAGTCGGACCAACACGATTGCGCAGATGCACGTTCAAGCGGCGCTCGAAAGCGATCCGCAGGTGCGATTGCAGAAGGCGAAAAGTCTGGACACCCAGGCGAGTCAACTCGAAGCTACGGGCGGCGACCCCGAAGCGGTGAAACTCTTGCGCGAGTCTGCGCAGGCGTGGCGGATCATGACCAAAGTCGAGCCGGCTCCAACGGTCAGTGACGCCCAGTTGAACGCTCTGATCACCAAGGGTTCCACCGGAACGTCCCCCGCACCGGTACCGGTACCGACACCCGCGAAAAAGAACCCCGACGTGGTTCCAACAATCGATTTGGGCAAAAAACTATTCTGATGGGCAAGATCCAAGAGATCGTTGACTCGCCCGAATTTGACCAGAAGACCCCGCTGGAAAAAGCGCAGTCCCGGTACATGTTGTTCGGGATCATGCTGGATCAGAACCCGGATGTGGCGAAACAGTTTGCCGAGACGGATGATGCCGGCAAGAAGTCCTTGGCAGATGCGTTTACAGCGGAGTTGACCAGGCGGTTTCCGAAGCAGTTCACAGTCTCAGGGAACAGATACTGGTTGGATGACCAGGGGAATTATATCCGCAGCGATCGAGGAGGCGGTTGGTTATTGGATAACAAGAGTACCCAAGGGACTCAGGTGTATGCCCCTGTCGAAGGTTCTGATGTGCGTACTCCTATCTACGATACCGCGACGGAGACGGTGTTAGAGAACCTTCACAAACCCGAGTTCGCGCAGGCCGCGGGTACACTAACTCCCGAGGAGCGCAAGAGTATCGCACCACTCGCTTACGAGCGATTTGGGCCAAACACGGACGCAAACTACTTCGGAAACCTGACGGACCTGATGCCCAGACCGGAAGGAGTTGTTTCGCAGATTCTTCCAACTGCAGCCCGGGTGGGGATGCCGATCATTGCGGCCATCGGAACTGGTGGTGACGTGCCATCCATGGCGAAGGCGGGGGCTGCTGGAGAGATTACCGCACAAGCGATTGAGCGGTATCAGGGTACCAGACGCGATTACAGTCCTGAAGCCGTGGCATTGAACACAGTCCTGTCGATTATCCCCGGAAGTAAACTGGCCGCCTTCGAGAACCCCATCGCTAAGGTGGCAGTTGGGATGGCGCAGCGCGGGTTGGAGGGTGCCGCGATCGGTGCCGGGGCACAGGGGGCCAGCCAACTTTACGGGAACGAGCCGTTCAGTTTGAGTCAGATCGGAGAGGCCGCGAAGTACGGGATGGGTTTGGGTGCGGTCCTCGGCGGTCTGGAGGGTGGACTCGCCGCCAAACTGGCGGGAAAGAATTTGGCTGAACAAGCGGATATCCTCGCTCGGGCAAAAGAGTCTGCGACCAAGGAGCAGACGGCGGCTATCGAGACGGTTCAGGAGCAGATTAATCAACAACTTGGGATCGGGCAGGAGGTTAAGCCAGCGGCCGAGTCCGCCGCAGTGATTGATCAAGGATTGAACGCTGCCGGGGATATGGTTCCGCCGCACAACGCGCAAGAGTCAATGGGGGTGATTCAAGGGGCCATCGCGGAGAAGCGTGCTGCTTGGCGGGCCGCGGCGGCTGATCAGGTTGAGAATGCCGGGGTCCGAGCGGAAGGACTCAACGCCGCAAGGGCTGAGGAACTGCAGCAGGGAATTACAGAGAATCAGTTGACAGCACCGGAGACGGTCGCAACGACCACTGGAGCTGATGTGCCGCCGGTCGTTGATCTCACCCGGCATCTCAACGACCTTGACGCGCAGCACGGGGCGGGCGTCGGTGCCGCGCGGGAGCGTGCTCGGGTGAACGAAGGACTGGACGCTCTGGAACCGCCGACTCCCGAGATGTCCTCGCAGGCGGCGCGGATGCTGGAGACGTATGGTCGGGTTAGCCCGCAGGTCATGGCAGGCATGGCCGGCGGTGGCGCCGGGGCCGTGGTCGGTAGTGCGCAAGGCATGGCGACTGAGGGCACCCCGGAGGAGCGTCTGAAGCGCGCAGTGGCCGGAGCTACCCGGGATGCGGTCATCGGCTTCTCGTTGGGTTACACTGGAGTTGGGATGCTCAAGTACGCTCGCGATCCGGCTGCGTACACGGCGAATGTTCGGGGGATGCTCTACCACATGGCGACCGGGACAGAGGACATGCCCGACTGGTATCTCAAATTCCGCTCAACCCCAGTTATGCAGAACTTGCGTGAAGGCTGGTACAACAGCCGGTCAATCGTGAAGGACCAGGTGGCGAAGGTTGCCTCGAAACTGACGGAGACGGGGCAAGCCTTGGCTGCTGGTAGCAATCCATTCCTTGCGGGTAAACTATATCCCCGCGTTTCCTCGGTGCTTGAGCAGGTGGTGAAGCGTGACGTGAACGCTTCGGCAACCGCCATCGGTGAAGCGGCCAAGGCGTCTCCACTTGGACACGACAAGTTCGTTCAGGAGTTCAATCTGTGGATGGAGGCGCGGCACACTCCCGACTATAACGCGGCCCGTGTGGCGGTCGGCGAACCACTCAATCGGATGGACGATGCCGCGGCGGCATTGATCATGGACAGGGCTCGGCAGACGGGATTGGAACCGGTGTTCGAGGACCTGGCGAAGAAGTACGTTCAGCCGTTGATCCAGGAGGACCGGAGAATCCGGGTTCAGTCGGGGTTGCTCGACCCAGAACATGTGACCCAGTGGGAGACGGAGTTTCCGAACTATGTTCCGCTCAACCGCGAGATTCCCGAAGAGGGACTCACGGTCCATGGCGGAGGTGGAGGGCCAGGGATCAGTGTTCTCAGTTCCGGCATCAAGGGGGCTCATGGTTCGGATCTCCCGGTGGCGGATATCCTTGGCAGCGTCTACGCTAACTATACAGATTCCGTACAGCGCGCGGCGCGCAACGAGGTGGCACAGTCGGCGATCAACTTCTTCCGCGAAGCGGAGACGGTGGGAGAGCCGATCCCCGGAGTTGAAGTCCGCAAACCCAAGGTCATCGGCAACCGGGGCAAAGTTCCGCTCTACGAAACGTTCGACCCGACGCAGGCTATCGAGGCCAGATTCGACGGCAAACCGGTGCGGGCGTATTTCACCGATCCCCGGATGGCTCTGGCCTACGGGAACTTGAACGCTGACGAGCTGATGTGGGGGGTTCGGCACATTGCTGAAATGAGTCGGATGGTGGCGGGGATGAAGACCCGGCTATCGGTGGATTTCATTCTGCGTAACGTGCCACGGGATCGGATGGATGCAGCCGCAGAAGCCGCCTCGCGCGGGGATGCTCGGGGGGCGTTTGACCTGATGAATCCTTGGGCAGCGGCCAAAGGCGACTTCATGCCCGCGATTGACGCGGCGCTCGGTAGAAGTACCCCGAGAGCAGACGAGTTTAATCGGATGGTGATGGCTGGAGGATTGCCGGGAGGCTGGGCGTCTTCGACCAAGGAGGAGTTTTATAACTTTGTGAAAGTGTGGGAGAAAGAGCGGCAGAATCCCTTGTTCTGGACTAAGGACAAGGTAATGCAGATATATGACATGTTAGGGGAAGTCTCCGAAGGGTCTACCAGGTTCGCCGCATGGCGCCGCGCATTGGATGTGGGGGCTACGGAAAAAGAAGCAGCCCTGGCGGCGAGAGACTCATCTCTGGATTTCAACATGCGCGGGACTCACACGCCCCTCGCCGGGGCGCTCTACAACTTCTTCAATCCGGCAGTTCAGTCAGTCGTCAAGGCCGGGAAATGGGGCATTCGAAATCCGGGAGTGGTACCGGCGATGATCTCTACGGCATACGCGATTTCCAAGACTACAGACGCAATTAATTCCAGTTGGGACCCGGACTGGAAGAAGAACCCACAGGTAAACTATGGGAGGATGAACGGCTATCCGGTGATCTACGGCAAGGACAAGAAGACCGGGGAGTACCTCACGATCACACTCCCAGTAGCGCAGTCGATGCGCCCGGCAAAGGCTCTCATGGACTTCTCGCAGGATTTGGCGGACGGAACGATCAACAGTGATTCGATTCCGAATCAGTTGGCGCGAGTCGCGGTGATCTCCTTGGACGCTGCGAATCCTCTGGGGAACAGCAACTCGGTACTCGGGTCACTCACACCGAGCGTTGTTCGACCCGCGTTCGACGCGACGTACAACCGGGATTGGAATAATAAGCCGATTGTGCCTCTTCGGCAGGAAGAGAACCCGCTTATTCAGGAGTATGGGAAGTACGCGCCGGGAATGCTGAATAGTCCGCAAGGACGCATTGCTATTGCGGTTACGAACACCCTGCACAACGAACTCGGGGTCAGCATCTCTCCGGGCAAACTGCGTTACACGGTAGCCCAGTACGGTGCCGGGCCGGCGAAGACGGCTGCACAGTTGACCCAACTGGTTGAGGACATGATGCAGGGGTCGGTCAAGGCGACGGATATTCCCGGTATCGCGGGAGTGACCGGACGGTACTCGGGAGACAACCGTCAGGTGGTCCAGCCCGGAGCGCAGAAGGGGATGAACGATCTCTCGGATACGTACACAGACTGGACGATGCAACAGACCGCGCGAACAGCGCAGGTCAACAAGGCCGCGCAGGAGTGGGATGCTCAGACTCCTGATCAACGCCGGCAAGTTCTAATGTCTGCGGACGCGGATCTTCGGAATAAGATCATCGCCAGGTTGAAGAAACAGGACGACGACCCCATGGAGGTACAGATCAAGTCTGCTCCGGTGGCTGTTCGAGCCGGATACATCTTGAAGCAACTTGACGAGGCACAGACTGCGGAAGATCAGCGGGCCAAACTTCTACTCTGGAAGGGGCAGGGGCTTTTGACTCCCGACGTTCTCCGGGCCATCCAATTGCAGCGGGCTACTGGGAAGAACTGACTTCAGCCAGCAAACTGATCAGCCGCGTTGGGATGGCGCAGGTGGGGTGCCCACGATCCAGACCACCAGTGGACGCCAATCGTGCGGTCGGTGATGCGTGAGCGATCAGGCTTCTCGAACCAAGCCCACGGGTACAGCACTTCCTTGGCGTACACCGTGATCCCGCAAACGGTCTGTTCCGTGCCGTCCATCCGCAGTCCGTAGGCCCGAAGGATGTCGGTGAATAGGACGGGAGCGGGTGCCGTGGGGTCGCAGTCCGGGGGCATTTGCGAGATCCGGCGCATACACTCGAAATTGAGCTGGTGACCCTTGGAACTGCCTATGGCTGCACAGTTGACCGATGCCAATTTGGCATCGTCCGTCTGCCAGCCGGTGAAGTATTTGAGCGACGTGTCCGGGGCTTTCAGCAGCTCCATGTCGTTGTCCAGGTAAACGCCGCCGTACTTCCACAGCGCCCACACGCGGAGGTAGTTTGAGGCGTTGACCGGGCGCTGTTTCACAGCTTGCCGGAACCAAGGGGTGTCAGGGCTGTTGGTGTCGTTCCACTCCATGAACTCCCAGTCGGGGAGCACGCGGCGCCATGACTCGAAGCATCGCTTGTTGAGGGCCGAGGGCTTCTGTCCGCCGAAGAAACCGAAATGGAGGATCTTGTTGATCATCGGCGTTTGAGGCAGAACGACGGCCAGTCTCCCTCGCAGGTGACGACTTCCAGTTCCCATGGGTAGTGAGAGCAGAACTCCGCTACCGCTTTTATCGTGCCGAAGTTGAGCGCTTCGTAGGTGGTGTAGTCGTGGCCCATCAGGATGCCAGTCGGCTTCAGACGTTTCTCCCAGAGGATCAGGTCTTGCAGTACGAACTGGAAGCGATGGTTGGAGTCGATGAACACAGCATCGAGAGGCGGTATGTCTGTGTTTTCCAATGCCACATCGTCTGAGAAACCCCGGATGACGGTAACTCGCTCCCCCGCGAATCGCTCCTTCACCACGCGCATGTTGTCGTCGTGGTTCAGGTCGTTGCAGGTGTCTGTATAGACCCGTGGGTTCTGTTTCACCCAGGCGTCGATCAGGTACAGTCTGGCGACGTTGGGACAGGTGAGGATCTCGGCGGAGAAGTCTCCGCGCAGGACGCCAACCTCGGCGACGATGGAGCCAGCGGGGAGGCGTTTGATCAGATCGATGCGAGCAGGAAGACGGATCATGGGTTGATGATTTGTCGGATGTTGCGGCGGATCTGGTTGAGCTTCTTCAAAGCGTGGGTGGCACCGTCGATCTGGCAGCCCCAGTTGTGCGCCTTGTTGACGGCGGACATGCGGGCGCGGTGCGCGTCGTAGCGCGCGGCGATGTCCTTGGTGGGGCCGATGTGATGGTAGTGCAGCAGCCAGGTCGGCGGCAGGGTCGGGACGGACGGGGAAACGAACTGAGTGCCGTCGTGCAGTTCGGCGGTGCAGTCGTGCGCCCCGGCGCCGAAACCGATGGACTTCACCAGATGCGGGGTGAAGAGTGCCGGCTTGCTGCCGTACTGAGGTTCCGGGGAGCCCATGAAAACCTCATCGTAGATTTGTCCCTCGGTGGTGGGGTACTTCAGGCTCAGCATCTCGAACCCGTGCAGCTTCACAACCGGGATCTGGTGGTCGATGTAGGTCTGGAGCACCATGTCACCCTCGGGGAGAAACACGAGTTCGTCAGCGTCCACCACGATCACCCAATCTGCCTGGGTGCCGAGCCAGCAGATGTTCTTTTCCTTCATCAGCAGTTCGTCATTGATCTCGCCCTTGGTATCCCAGTCCACGATCTCGGCGCCAGCGGTTTCGGCGAGGGCGCGGCTGCCGTCGGTGGAGAAGGCGTCGTGCAGCACCATGCGCGAACAGAACGTGGCGTAGTGCCGGAACGCATACTTGAGAATGCGTTCCTCGTTGAAACCGAAGATATGAACGTCAATGGTCACCGCGGGGGAGACTTCTGTCCTGCGGTTGAAAACCCGGCGTACAGAGCCGCGTCAGGACCGAGGAACTCGGTCAGTTTCTTCAGTTCCGAGTCTTTCTTCCCGCCCCGGTCCACGGTGTTGTGGCCGGTGCCGTAACCCTTGCGTCCGGGCATCCCCTTGATGCCGATGGACAGGCGAGTTCGACCGTCGGTGGTCGGGTCGATCAAGGTCTGCTTGATGCCTGGGTGCCGCCAGATGCGGTTATCGAGGTAGGGGTCAATCGAGAGATCGACCAGTCGTTGGAGGATGGGGAAGAACTTCCGGCTGACGGCAGTCTCGCACAGACTGGCGTGGTCCATGTTGCCGTGGTCGTGCCACCAACGTCCCTTGACGTTGTAGTAGATCGCCCGGCCCTCGCCCACCACGTCGCCGGTCTTCAGGGCTCCCGTGATCATCGCCAGCCATGTCGGGGCGTACCAGTCGTCGTCTTCCCAGAAGACCAACCCGGAACCGAGGACTAGGTTGTTGTCCAGAATGTACTTTAGTTTGCGAATCATGCTTCCGGGGCCGGCGAAGTTGGGAAGGTAATAGTAATACTTGTGCAGGTCCCCGAGGAGCGGCTTGGTGCCGTCGTCCAGCACGAGCCACTGCGCGGGTTTGACGGTTTGTCGGGCCATGTACTTCTCGGCCAGGGCGAACGCCTCCGGGCGGTCTCCGGTGCAGGTGACCACGGTCAAACCGTCAAGGAAGACCGGGGGAGTCGGCTTGGCTGGCTCGGGCTCGACCGCGGGAGCGGTCGGCGTAGACGGCTTCACCACCGGGTCGAATCGGCGCGTGCGCAGGTAAGTTGACCATTTCTGAGCGCAGTAGAGTTGGTTCGCCATTCGGTTCTCGAAGACGCCGGGAACGTATCGGGAGGTAGCGCCGCGCTTGTGTTGGATGTCCAGCGGAACCGTAGTGATCTGGTAGCCGGCCTGCCGCACGCGCAGGGATAGATCAGCATCCTCGCAGTAGGCGAAACGCAGCATCGGATCGAACAGGCCCAGCTTCTTGACCACCTCGGTGCGGCACATGAGGCAGGCGCCTTCGACGTATTCCAGCTTCGGTCCGTACTGACCCTCAAACGCTTCGTCGAGTTGGCAGCACCCGCCGGCGGTGCCGACTAGGGCCATGTCCGGGTTGCCGTTGAAGGGTTCCAGCAGCGTTTGCAGACCACGGGGCGAAAGCTGTGTGTCGTCGTTGAGCAGGAGAAAGAACGGAGTCTCCACCATAGAGAGAGCCTTGACGCTGGGGCGGATGAAGCCCTCGTTGGTCTCGTTCTCCACCACGCGCACTCGACCGGGGTTCGCCCGTTCAACGTCGTGGAAGAAGGCAGCGGCCGGCGGGCTGCCGTTGGCCGTCAGGATCAGATCGAAGGTAACCCCCTTCTGCTCTAGCAGTGCCTTGATGCACTTGCGGGCGTGCGGAACGGCGACGTAGGTAACGATCGAAACGCTTATTGAATTCATTGGGGTCTGAGTTGATCAACCTTGGCGATGATGCGTTCCGGTGGGATCGAGGCGAGGACGACGCAGACGCCCTCCTTGCTGCATGGCTTGTTCGGCGGGAAGTGCCGGCCGGCGTGGATGTGCCAGTAGCAAGGCGCACACTCTCCCGAGCCTGATAGGGCGTGGGTTAGCGGGGCCTTGCTGGTGCGCTCCTCCCACGGGAACGGGCCGTACAGCCCAACCGCCGGCACGTCGAGAGCGTGACACATGTGCAGCCACGCCGAATCGACCCCGCAGAAGGCGTTGCAGGTCTGCAGCACTGCGGCGGACTGGCGGAAGGTGAGGTTGTCGATGGTCAGATTGTGCAAGGCATTCGGCTGATGCTTTAGCATCGGGAACTGCCCCGGATGACCGAAGACGAAAATCTCCCAGCCACGGCGCACGAGTCCGTTGATGACCTGCGTCCACTGTCCCATCGGGTAGTTGCGGTTGGCGACCGAGGCAACCATCTGGATGCCCAGACGCGGGCGCTCTGTGCGTGGGTACGTCGTGTCCGCCCACGCGGTTTCCTCGGGCAATACGACATAGGCCGGTTTGAGGTCCATCAACCCGTCGGACTCCAGCGCGCGGGCCAGAGCAACGGTGGCGTGGACGCCCCGAGACAGTTCCAGCACGTTCTCCAGCGAAACGATCCGGTCGAAATCCACGGCGGCCTGATGGTTCACCGGGTAGTTGATCAGGTCATCGAAGAGATCGGTGCCAACGAAGAGGGAGTGATGAACTGGGAAGCAGGCCAGTGTTACCTTAACATCCTTCAGCCGGGCGCGGATGTCGCGCAGGACGGGGGTGAGAAAGAGCAGATCGCCCTTGGCCCCGTTAGCGATGATCAGGACGTTCTTCGGCTCTCCAGCCACGTCCCAGTTGATCGGCTCCAGTTTGACGCTGCCGCGCTCCGCGTGCAGGGCGATCTCGAAGGCGTTCTGGTCGGTGGCGATCCACGAGCCGGGGGTCAACCGGCCGAAGCCGCCCATGTCGATTTCAAAGCTGTTTGTGATCAGGTGCATTGCAGAGAATCTTGATGCTGTTGGCTCGACACCAGAAATCGCAGTTTGGATGACCCGGCCATTCGGAGACGACGTGCCAGAAAGAGCCGTCGGGGGAGGTCTCCGTTATGACTCCTGTGTTGATCGTCCCGCGGTCGTCTTCGTACAGAAAACCGGCAGGGCACCGGGTGAAAAAGCCGTCATGACTGGTGATTATAAGGTTCATTTGTGATCAGGTGTATTCGGGATGGGGGTGGCCGTGATCGTCTGGAACCCGTAGTGGTTGTCGATGATCTGAGTCGCCTCCTGGGAGGATGACCGGCGGTTTTTCCGGGCCGCGGTGCGGAGCTTCCGGGCCGCGACCCCGTAGATGCGGACCTGGATGTACTTCATGAGAGTGGGTCAATATGGGGCATCCGGGGTTGACACAAGCACAATCTTTCGGTTTGATCGGGCGATGGCTTCTGAAATCGAACGCTACGACATGCTCTGGCCCAAGGGGTCCAACGACCTGTCGATTGAGCTGGCCTGCTACGCAGAACCGGAGAAGTTCGTCACAGGCCAGTCCAAGGAGTTCCATTTCACGAACGCCTGGAGGATCATGTGGCCTAAGTTCGAGTGGAACGAGTGGGCGGAGATGACCCGCTGGGCTTGGTGCAAGTACCGAATCATCTCGGTCATCGGCCACACATCCTCTGGGAAATCGCACGTAACTGCCCACTGCGCGCTGCTGGACTACATCGCGCTGCCGCTCAGCACGTCCACCACGGTCACCACGACCAAGTTTGATTCCCTGCGCACGCGCATCTGGGGAGACGTGATGGGGGCTCTGGAAACCTCGGCGTTGCGCGACTCGTTGATGGTGTTGTTCAAGCCGACGACGACCAGCAACGCGCTGACCTTCGGCCTGCGCTCGCGGGAGCGCGTGGACTCGGACAAGTTTCAGATCCAGGGCATCGCCACCGACTCCGCGGACACGACCGCCGGCAAGATCCGCGGGCAGCACACCGACCGGCGCCGGATCGTGGGTGACGAGTGCGAAGACATGGGGGCGGCGATCTATTCGGCCATCACCAACGCCCGCGTGGCCCCAGACTTCATCGCGGCGCTGCTCACCAATCCAGCGCTGAAGCAGTCCCTCTTCGGCTCGAAGTGGGCCTGCCCACTCAACGGCTGGGGATCGGTGAGCGAGAACGACAAGTTCTGGGAGACCGTGCAGCCCGAAGGAGTTTGTCTCCACTTCAACGGGCTTCAGTCGCCCAACATCAAAGCCAAGACAACGGTCCACCCGTACCTGCTGACGCAGAAATACATTGATGAAGTGCGCACGGTCCACGGAGAGAACTCGATTGAGTGGTGGATGTTTGTGCTGGGGTTCCCCGCTCCCGATGGGCTGGTCGGATTGATCTGGTCAACTACCACGATTGAGAAAGCCAAGCAGACTGTTACGTTCGACTACACACCCAAACCATTCGGCACACTGGACCCGGCGTTCGAGTACGACGACTGTGTGCTGCATCTGGGCGAGTACGGTCTCCTGCGTGACGGACGGCCCTGTGCTCAAGCCAAGCGGACGGTCAAGATCCAGATCGAGGTAGGCGAAGGGCGGCTGGAGAAGGAGCAGCAGGTGGCGAACGAAGTGAAACGTGTTTGTCAGTTGGAGGGAGTAGCGCCCGAGGACTTTATCATGGATGCGACCGGAGTTGGCCGGGGCACATACGCGCTCCTGCGCACCACTTGGAGTCCCAAGGTTCAGGCGCTTTACTACGGTGGCGCGGCAACCAACCGGCCGCTGCGACTCAACGATCCTATGACCGCGGAGGAACAGGTGAAGTGGTTCGTCACGGAGCTGTGGTTCCGCGCGTCCTTCCTTGCTCGCGAGGGGGTCATCTGTGGCTTGGGCAATCTCCATCCCAACACAGTCGAGGATCTGGCCGGCAGACGGTACATAGTGAAACAGGCGGGGGACCGGAAACTGGCTATTGCGGAGTCGAAGACCGAATACAAGATCCGCCTCGGACGCTCCCCGGACTTCGGCGATCCGTTCTGCCAGATCGGAGAGTTGCTGGTGCGCAAGGGTCTGCTCAAGAGCATCGAGAACGTCGCTGGAGCAAGCGGCTGGGGCGCGTACCGTGCTCTCGCTCTCAAAGCACAGAAACGATTCACCAACGAGTTCGCCCATGGCCAAACTTAAGTTCGGATCGGTTATGCCCCCTCGCGGTTGGATATATCTCCAGCCGGAGACACGTCTACGCATCACTTCGGACAATCTTGACTCTCTGGCGGACAAGGTGATCGCGCATCGCCGGCAGAAGGGCATCCCGTCCGCCGGCAAGGCAGAGGTGGTCATGGAGATCCAGCGACAGATATGCACTCGACTGACTACAGCGGAGTGCCGCAAGGAGTCTCCCGATGACCCGTGGCAGCCGCTCAAGGGTCTGTCGGAGACCCTCACGCTGACATCGGTGCTCAACACCTCCAAGGCACTGTTCACTTGGATCACCTCTGGGCGGCCGGTGGTCCCGCTGGAGGAGAACGAGCGGCGCCGGCAGATATGTCTCTCCTGCCCGCTCAACGAACGGTTGAACGGCTGCCGGTGCGCGGCGCTCTACCGGGCGGTGGCGGAGTCGGTCCCAGCGGAGCGGCAGTTTGACGATCTGCATGTCTGCCTCGCCTGCAAGTGTTCGCTCAAAGCCAAGTGCGCGGTGCCCGCGGAACTGATCGAACTGTCAGAGCGTGGACGGGGGGTTGAGTATCCGATTCATTGCTGGGTGCCTGAAATCCTTGACACGCGCAGTCGCCAAGTGTAGATGCTGAACATGCCCAAGTACACGATGCAGACCATGTTCCCCCCGGTCAAGAATCAGCAGTCGTTAGTTCCTCAGGGCAAGGACGTGACAGGTCCTCCGGACGTGCAACCGAAGGGCAAGCCCAAGAGTGTCTATACCCCCCAGTGCGGGCTCAACATGGGGATGGACATCAAACGCCGTTTCTAACATGCAAGCTCGACCCACATCTACACCCAAGAAGGTGACCCCGGTGAAGGGCTTCCCCCTTCAGCCGACTACGACCACGCGCTGCACCCCGACCGCCAAGACCAAAGCCGATGGCAAGCACGGGTAGATCGGCGGCCACGCTGCCTCCGGGTTCCCAGCCCACGCCGGTCGCGGGTACGGACCCCAACGGGTTCCATCTAGCCGAGGACCAGCGCCGGGTACGGGACGTTGAGTCAGCCAGGTCCATTTTCAACCGGTTCGTGCAGGATTCCGTGGTCCGTAGTTCGACGATGGCGCAGACGCGCAACCAGCTCGAAGGCGGGCGACCGTTCGACCCGAAGGATCTGGAGGAGCAGGGCACGGCCTGGCAGACCAACGTCAATTTCGGTGACGCGCAGGCGGCGCGCGACCGCACGCTGATCCCGTACTGGTCGATGGTGAACGACGTGCCGCACCGGATCGCGGTCACGATCGACATAGAGTCTCCGAAAAAGGAAAACTGGGAGATCGCGCACGCCGAGGCGTTCGATGAGTTCCTGAAGGACTGGGGCGCGGACTACTTCATAGAATTCATGAACACGGCGTCGAACTTCGTGAACTTCGGTCCCGGCGTGGTTCATTGGGACAGTCCGGATTCGCCGCGGTACGATGCAGTCAACACTCAGCGACTCTATTTCCCGAAGAACGCCCGCATGTCTCCCGACTCATGGGACGTGGTGTGTATGGTGCGCGACGTGTCGGCGTCGGAGCTGTACCTCAAGATCAAGGACGACAAATCCAAGCAGACGAGCAAGGACATCGGCTGGAACCTGGACGCCGTGGAAGCTGCCATTGTCCAGACGATGTACGGCAATTCCAACCGCGATCCGCGCGACATGACGCGCTGGCAGGATGATCTGGTGCAGAACGACATCACGGTCGCCTCGATCTTCGAGCCTTTGCAACTGGTGTGGATGTTCGTGCGTCAGTTCGACGGCAAGATCACGGCCCACGTCTTCACCCGTCAGGGCGGAGTAAGCGATTTTCTTTTCGAGTCTCAGGACTACGCGGAGTCGTTCAGGCAGATCCTCGGATGCATCTGGTATGATGTGGGTGTGGACTCGCTGGTTCACTCGATAAAGGGATTCGGGATCAAGAACTATCACTTTGCGGTGATGCTGAACCGGATGAAGTCGCGCATGGTGGATGGAGCCACCATGTCGTTCGGACTCAATCTGCGGCGCACAGGAGACGGAGTTCCTGATGAGGAGCCCCCGGTATCGAACTTTGGCCCGTACACGGTCTTCCCTCCGGGCCTTGACCAGTTTCAGTATTACCCGCAGTTGCAGCAGGGGATGGCGGTTCTCGATGTTTTGGAGCAGAATCGGGCCGAGAACTCGTCGATGTACCGGCAGCAACAGCAGAAGCAGATCGAGAACTCCGATACCGCGACCCAGGCCAACATCCTCGCCACGATGTCTGGACAGATGTCCGAGGCGTCAGCGTCGGTCTTTCTGGCTCAGGTGGGGGAGAACATTTTCGCCGAGCAGGTACGCCGACTCTCCATACCCGGCAGTACAGACGCCGACGCGAAGAAGTTCGTGGAGCGGTTGGTGCGCCGCGGGGTGCCCAAGAAGATGATCGGTAAGTTTGACATGCGTGTGCAGACCGGGGCCAACTCAGGGTTGGCGAATCCGGTGGCACGAGTCCAGAAGTACCAGCAACTTCTCGGGTTGATGAACACCCCGGGCGTCAATGCCCGGTACATCTTGGAACAGTATTTCGCCAACATGCTCGGGTCGGACGGCGCCAGCCGCGCGCTGTTGCCCGAGGGTGCCGACTCCCAGCCGCAGCAGCGCCGCGAGGCGATGATCGAGAACAGCATGTTTGGGCAGGGAATGGATCTCCCGATTGACCCGAACGATGCACATTTTGAGCACTCGCAGGAACACTTGAAGGTGATCGGCCCGATGGCCGCGCAGTTCAAGCAGACCGGGCAGTTGAAGCCTGAGCAGATCGCCACCATGATCATGACCCTGGAGCACACCGGACGGCATCTGACGCTGCTCAACCAGGACGAAACCATGAAGGCACAATATCAGCAGGTGTGGCCGGTCTTCTCGCAGATCCAGTCCATCGCCCGCGGCATCCTGACCAATCTCTCGAAACAGCAATCGCAGCAAACCCCCCTACCCAATGGCTCTCAAGCGCAAGTCCCCTCAGCGCAGCCTCAGGCTGCCGCTGCCTAAAGTTCTTCAGCAGAAGTCGAAGGTCCCCGAGTACGTCCCGCTCGCACTGCCGCAGCGCACCGAGTTGCTGGGGATGTTCAACAGTCCGGTCTTCCAGATCGCTTGGAACAATGCCTCGCTGGCGAAACCCTCCGTCTTCCCGTCTGGTCTGAATACACCTCTTGGCGGTGTGATCGCTGTCAACCGGCTGCATGAGCTACGTGGGTGGGAACTGTTTGCCGTGGCGCTCCTGACCCAGACAAACGATCCGAAGCCTCCGCGCAAGATGCTTCAGGAGACGTTCCCTGACGAAGCCAGATCGTAATTTCCCATGGATACCAAACCCGCTCCCGACCAGTCGCAGGCTGGTTCGACCGTTGTTACACCTGCGTCCGCCGACCCCCTCGCCGGGGACGCGCCGCCGCTCAAAACGTCCCTCCGCGAGATCATCGCGAAGACCTATGCAGACAAGCCTGTGGTAGAGCCGGCCAAGCCCGCTGCTGCCTCACCGGCTGTTGAACCTGCGGCTGTTCCCGTTAAGCCGCAGAGTCTTCTCTCGCGCAGGGCTCCTGCGGCTGCGCCGCCGGCCGCCGCTCCAGTGACGGATGAACTGCCTGCGGAGTTGCCCGCAGACACACCCGAGCCCACCAAGGTCAACTGGAAGAAGGCCCGTGAGGTGGAGCGCAAACTGAAGGCCGATCTGACGGCCAAGCAGGCCGAGATCGAAGCTCTCCGTGTGCAGACGAAATCTCTTCCAGCGGACACCGCCGAATTGCAGCAGTTGAAGACTGAGCGACAGGCGATGCTCGATCGGCTGGCGGTGGTGGATCTCCAGAGCCACCCCGATTTCGTAAACCAGTACGTCAAGCCGCAGCAGTCCGCGCTGGCAGCAGCAAAGGAGGTTCTCGACTACAGCGGCAAGGAGGGAGTGGATCTCTCCGGGCTCCTGGGCAAGTCGGTCAAGGACTTCAACGCCGAGGTGTCCAAACTGACCGAGGGGCTCAACTCGATGGACGCCACCACGGTCCAAACGTCGCTGCGTACCGCATATACCGCGAGCCGGGGCGCCAGCGAGGCGCTCAAGAGTTCATCGCAACTAGGTCAGGCTCTCGTCGCCAAGCAGGCGCAGGAAGCCAAGCAGGCGTTCGAGACCGTGTTCAACAAGGTGAACGAGTTCTTGGTCACTGTTGAGCCGGAAGCCAACGCCTCTGAAGAGGACCGGGCTTCCGCAATCGCGCACAACAAGGCCGTGACCGACTTCCGAGCTGCCGCCGAACACAACGCCTTTGGGAAGATCAGCCACACCGGGGCCGCAGAGTTGTCAGTTAAAGCCGCTCTTGCAGACCTTCTCATGAACCATGGGTTGCCACGCGCTGAGGCGGAGTACACGCGAGTATCCGCACAACTCAAGGCCGCGCAGGCTGAACTGTCCGCACTTAAGGGGTCGCGCAAGGTGGGCTCCGTAGTTGGGGACCCGTCTGCGGCAGTGGCCGGCGGAGTCAAGGGCAACGGCAAACAGTCTTTACACGATCTCGTGCAGAACGTGTATTCCCGTCGGACCTAGGGGTAGGGGCGACGGGGTTGATAGGGTGACCGGGGGTGGTGCCTAGCACTGCCCTCGGTTTTTTGTTGACCTCAGCCGGAGCGGGTGCAGTCTGATTGCGACTTGGTTGCGTATTCATAGCTCCTCCAGAGGAGCCCTCCGCTCGCAACCAGGGGATGCGGAGGAACGGGGTAATTTGCCTACTCCCCGACGGGCGACGACGCAGAAGGTATCTTTTCGGCGTGTTGCCCCCTGCGTTGAAGTCCCGCGCTACGCGCCCTTTTGACCGCATTCCTTCCATGGCAACGACTCCCAATCTTTCGGACCTGAACAACATGATGATTCAGGCCATCAACCAATACCAAGATCCTCTCTACAACTGGATCTGGCGCACCAACCCTTACATCTCCCTGTTCAGCCGCAAAGAGTTCGACCCGACCGAGGGTCTAATTCCGCAGGTCATCACGACCACGAGTGAGCTGCCCACCTCGTACCCGTTCAATCTTGCCTCGCTGACGCTCAGCGACGGCACCGGAAGCTCCTGCGACGTGGAGGCCACGGTTGTTCAGAACGGCTCGATCATCCGCAACTACACGTTGGAGGTGGACGCTGCCGAGACGAACGCCATCTGTCTCACGGATCTGCAATTCGGCCACGCCGCCGAACAGCAGATCGCCAATTACCAGGCCAATTTGGGGCAGCGCACCACCGTCCGCTGGTCGGACTGGTATCGCGTCAAGAACATCGGCATGATCAACACCAAGATCGCCACCATGGCGAGCGGTGCGTATGACATCGACGAGAACTCGGACTACAACCTGACCGGGGTCAGCGTCCCGACCACGAATCTGAGCTGGGATCACCTGAACGCGATCTACGATCAAGAAATGCAGCTCGGCGCCGAGCTGAACGCGGTCGGTTACAGTGAAGGCCAACCTCTTCTCGCCCTATGCTGCGGCCCGGGGATCAAACGTCGGTTGTACCAGACCGACACGAAGACGCGCGACACGGTGAACTGGGGTGACGCATTCCAGAACTTCACCGCCCGCGGCATCAACACGTCGATCAACGGGTACATCCCCAACGTGGATCTGTACATTCCGCGGCTGGCGGCCAACGGCACGACGTTCATTTACCCGACGCGCAACACCAACGCCACGCACGGGCGCAAGTTCGAGCGCAACCCGGACTACCGCACGGTGGCGAACGGCGGCTTGGCGGTGTACGAGCTGGCGTATGTCCTCTGCCGGGACATCTACGAAGTTCGTCCGCGCCCGACTGGCCCGACGCAGTTCGGCATGGTGAGTTTCGATTCGCAGAACTACGTCGGTGACCTGCGTTGGATCAACAACGCCGATATGGGATCAAACAAACTTGGCAACAAGGGCTTCTTCAGGATCGACATGCAGATGGCCGCGAAGCCTGTCCGTCCTGAGGTTGGAGCGGTGATCATCACCCTGGCGGTTGACGCTTGATAGTGTGGCTGTTCGGGGGTGGGCCGCTGATGCGGTCCACCCCCTTTCCCCCATCATGTTCGCCTCTGTCACACCTGAACCCAATGCCATCCCGATCACGGACGGCAGCGGGGTGCTTGATCCGGGGTTCATCCCCGACCTGTCCGCTTTGTATGAGCCGGTCGAGACGCGGGTCACCCAGAGCATTTCTGTGGTGACTGCCGTCGGCCCTCCCCCGGTCATCGCCACCCTCCACTTTACCAATGGTTTCCTCACGTCTGTAACCTGATTCCCAATGTCCAAAGCACCACCTGATCGCATGACCGTGGGGTCCGTCGAAGAGGCGAACGCCCTCAATCTGTACGCCATCGCTACCAATTCTCCCGCTAAAGGTGCCGCTGCTACTGCGGCCTCCACCCCTGTCAACATCGCCTCTGACCAGGTAGTTCCTGTCAAGGAAGCCGACGGCGCAAACGCAACGCTGGGCAGCAAGTCCGACACTGCCGGCGCAAACGCAGCCGTGGCGAACCAGACCGCGCAGAGCCGCCTCGCCGGTATCTGGACCGTCCTGGGCAGCCTCACCGACGCCGCAGCGGCCGTCTGGGACAACACAAGCAACTCGATTTCGAGTCTGCTGAGGGGAATTGGCGGGCTGTTGAGCTCGTGTGTCTCCACACTTGGGACTCTTGCTGCCAAAGCCGTGACTGTGCAGTTCCGCAAAGAGCGCATCGTGGTCTGCGAACTGACGCGCACGGCAGACGCCTACACCTATGCGCCGACACAGATATGGCGGGCAGCTGCTTCCGGTTTCGACTCGTTCAATACTCCTGTCGGCTTGGTCAACGGTGACGCCGTGACGATTGTGCGGGCTCGACTCATCAAGAGCACCAATGTCGTAGCTGGCGCTGCGTTCTCGTGCTACTTGCACACGACTGCAATTAACGCGGCTGACAAGGCGGTCATGAATCTTGCCTATGCGAATAATGCTTTGCGTGCTGCGAAGATAGACTTCCCGTTTATGCAAATCGAAGGCGCGGCTTCCGATTGTTGCATGGGCTGGGGTTTCTTTCCGCAGCAAACGGAAGTGACGCACGCAATCTGCGATCCTGCCGACACGATGCTGTACCCTCGGATTGTTGTTGAGGGACCGTACGTGGCAACGGCTTCCGAGAAACTTTACCTTGAGTTGACGGTTCGCTAAATGCAAAACCCATGATCTCCTATCCTTATCCAACACGGGCAATTGGCCCGTATGCACAGTTTGGAATCGTGCGCAAGCCGAGCATGTTTGCTCCATGCTTTGCGGCTGCCGATGCGAGCAACCAGGCCGTCGTTTGCAAGGCCGGGACTCAGTTCGTTTTCAATAATCGGCTCATCACGGTTGACGGCGACACGCTGATCCCGATCGACACAGGATCGTTGGCGAGCGCCACGGATTACGCGATCTACGTTACGTCTTACGGGACGCTGATTTTCTCAGCAAACTTTACAGCACCCACCGGGTACTCAACAGCGAACAGTCTGCTCGTCGGCGGTTTTCATTTCGCTCCCGGTGGCATCGGTCAAGTTGTCGCGGCGGTCGGCTACGGCGACGGCACGAACCTGAGTATCGGCTCGAATACCAAGGTCGCCAGCACGGCGTTCTACTTCTCAATTGGGGTTACGACCGCTGCCCTCACCCTGAAGGCAGCGGTTGCAGCAGGAACGTCGCTGCCCACGCAGACCGTTCCAGCGAACACATGGGCGCTCTACCTGCTCTCAATCATCGCCAATGGCACGATCACCGTGACGCCAGCCGCCGCGAACGCAACGACCGGATATGCGTCGGAGGCGCTTGCCATCGCTGCATTGCCCGCACTCCCAGCCAACTCCGCTTCGATGGGATATGTCACTGTGCAGACAGCAGCAGGGCAGACATTCGTGGCCGGAACCGATGCACTCGCCGGAGGTACAGGTGGCCACGTTGCAACGACCACCAACTATTATCCGCAGTCATCCACCTTTCCGCAGATCAACCCATATACGATCTGGGACCTCAAATTCCGACCCAAGTGCCAAGATCCCCGTGGCATGTTTCTCGATCTCGACGGGTACTGGAAAGACATCTACCTCTGCGGCACGAACACCGATGTCGACGGTACTTCGAAATATGGCGCGCAGATCGCCGATGGCTCAAGTCCTCCGAAGATCCCGGCTGCATTTGGAGGAAATGGGTCCACGACCTATTCCGGCGCATTCACGCGCTACAATGCCGCAGAAGTGGGCGCCGCCTACGGCAAGCAACTGATGTCCGCGACGGAGTTTGAGTGCGGGGCATTTGGAATCCAGGAAGCGACATCCCTTCAATTCGATCCTGTCATTGTCCGGGGCAGTGGCCCCCGAACGTCGCAGCGCGGCATGATGCAAAGCGCGGGAGAGATGTATGTATGGGGCCGCGAAATGAGCTTCATCCCTCACACGACTGCACTGACGGGAGCGCCTCCGGCCGATGCGGATGAGAACACCTGGATCAACGCCACAATGGCGGCTTCTTGGAAAGCAGCCGGTCGCGGCCAGGCGTATACATACGGCAGCAATGGGCTAGCGGCCGCTCTACTTGGCGGCACCTGGAGCGCCGGCAGCTACGCTGGTTCCCGCTGTTCGAATTGGAACACCGCGCCGTGGCTCTCGGCCAACTCCTTCATCGGCGCGCGCTTCCGCAGTGACCACTTGTGCCTGCCATGAGCGGAGCGCCCAACCTCCAACCAGCCCCCTCTTAATGACACCCATCATCGCCACGCGCTCCGACCTCGATGCCCTTAAAGGGACATCCGCCTATGATCAATTCCTCGCTTTTTTGCGAGGTACTTTGACGACGAGGGTCAATGCCCAGGCCTATCCGGATGGCTATGACTCGCAGCTTCAGCCCGGCGACGCCGGCTACTTGCCGCCGCTCTGGCAGGATATACCCAACTCTTCCGTGGCAGCGCGGTTCGGGTTCACGCCTGAGGAGCTATTGTATAATGCCCCGTAGCCACCAACTCCTGCTCGCCCTCACGTTCCTCGCGCTCGGCATCGCCTGCCTCGTGCTCATTGTCGGTTGCGGCCGGCAGGAGAAGGCGCTTTCCACCGGCAAAGTGATGACCTCGACCGAGGTCCGCGCCACCCTGCCGGGCTACGTCGGCGACACTGCTTACGCGGTCGTGCAGTCGAGCGCATTGCCGAGTCTCTACGACAACTTCCAGACCGAGCTATCCCGCGAGGGGCTTGTCAAATGGGACGCCAGGTTCGACTGCAACCATTTCGCCGCGCTCTACGTCGCCCTCGCGCAGGCCCGGTATGCCGTCGCCGCGTGGCAATCGAGCACACCGGCACAGAGCCTCGCTCTGGCAGAAGTCTGGTATCACCGGGACGATGGTAAGGGTCATGCAATCGTGGCCGCAATCACCGAGCACGGGCTGCAATTCATCGAGCCGCAGACCGGGGCTGTGATAACACCTTCCGAATCTGAACGGTCCAGTATCTATTTTTGCAGATGGTAACACCATGAAACGCTTCATCATCCTCGGTCTCTTGCTCGCATCCTGCACGCCGCCCAAGCCGGTCCCGCCTGTCGTGGCCCCGGTCGGCCCGGCGACCCAAGCTGTTGTGCCGGCCACCGCCGATGTTATCGAGACCAAAGACTCTATCCTGTCAAAGGTCTCGGCCTCTGCAGGTGTCATTCGGGTATTCACTTCCTTGCAGCCTACCCCGGTCATGCAGGGTGTCACAAACGAGGCGACGCTCATCCAGACCCTGGCCGGGGTGCCTCGTGCCGTGGACGACGCGGAGGCACTGAAGCGCAAATTGGTCATTCAGGCCGGCGACTTGAATCAGATCTCAGCAGCCTACGACACCGCCCAGACCGCCGCACAGGCTGCGAATGGTCGCGCTGATAAAGCAGAGGCTGACCTCAAAGCTGCGCAGGCCGCTGCGACAGTTGAACAGGGCAAACTGCAGGCCAAGTTTCAGAAGGCTTTCGACGATCAACAGGCTGCGGCAGACGCCCGCGTAGCCAAGGTCCAGGACGACGCGCGCAAGGCATGGATGAACAAGGTCAACTACGTCCTGCTCGGGCTCGGCGCGCTGCTCATTCTCGCGGCCGTGGCTAATGCGTGGCTGACCGACGGTGCTCAACTCGCAAAGTCAGGCATCCTCGCTGTCGGCGCTGCGGTATGCTTCGGAATCGATTACACGATCAACCAGCCGTGGTTTGAATGGGTGGCCATCGGCGCGATTGTTTTGACGGTATCTGGCGCCGCACTTTGGGCTTACCTCCAGTGGAAAGAGCACAAGGCGGTCAAGGCTGCCGCTGTCGTCGCTACCACCGCGCAGAAGGTCGTCACCGCGCTCGATGCGCACTACGAAGCCGCAACTACCGAAGTCAAGGCGGTGCTAGATCCAGTTTTTGCCTCGCTTGGAAATGCCATGGACGCCAAGGAGAAGGACGCCGTGAAGCTCCTGCGATACCAAGGCACAGTCAGTCAGCCGAGCCTGCCAATTCCAACACCCGCATCCGGATAGAAAGCCGACTCCAATGCCTCCCGAAGCCGACGCAGCAAAACTTGAAGCCGTGAAACAACAGCTTAGACTGTGACCATGAAAAAGCTTTTCCTGCTCGCCGCTCTCATCCTCCCGTTCACCGCCGCCGCTTCCACTGACACAGAGCTAACCGGCGGCTCGGTCACGATCAACGTTACGGTCGGGACAGGCACTCCGCCGTTCACCTACCAGTGGATGAAAAACGGGGCTCAGATCATCGGCGCGACCAACGCGCTTATCACGCTGCCGTCGTTGACCACGAACGACAGTGCGACCTACACTTGCAAGGTGACAAATGCAGCCGGCGCGACCACGAGCGACAACGCGGTCCTGACGGTTACCCCGCCGCCGGTCGTCGCACCAGCCAACGTTATCACGAGTTTCTCCAACAAGACATCAAGCCTTGCCAAACCCAAGTAGACTACAACCATGCTCCTCGCCGAAGTTACTTTCCAGTTCCCCCCGCTGACAATCGGGGAAATCGCCGAGTTGGCGACGATCGCCACCTGCGTTCTGGCCGCGGCCGCATGGCTTTTGAATTTGGCTATCGGCTCCAAATTCGTGAAATCAGGTCAATGCGCCGCGATGCATTTGGCGAGTGATACAACTCGGACTTCTGCGCTGGTTCGTGTGGCAAACCTGGAAGTCGATTCGGCGTTGACGAAGACCCACCTTGAGCAGATCGAGGAACACCTTAAGTCGGTGGACAGGATAGCGGAAGCACAGAGCGTCCTGGAGACCAAGATAGCTCTGTCGCAACAGCCGATTACTGAGTTCGCGGCATGGATGAAAGACGTGAAGGACATGCTGCGGGAGTATATCGAGAAGACTGAGGTCCGTGCCTTGGACCACGAGAAACGTCTGACCGTAGTTGAGACACAACTTGCTGCCAAGCATACACCCTAGTGAAATTAGCTAGCAAGACCCACATAACGCAGCCCGGTGAACGAGTGTTTATCTGTCGCGATGGCAAGAAGTGCAGAGCACCGGACCCAACCCGTTTGCCATCATACCGTGTGGAGTTCGTGAACGACGACGGAACGATCTGCGTGCGCAATTACCGGCAGCAAGAGAACGGCATCAGGAGTTGGATTCAGGTAAGGAAATCAGCATTGTGACTCACAGCGCAGAGCCCCGCACTTGATCGATTGCGGCGCGGGTTGCGTCACGGAACCCACGTCGCAGCATTGCATGGTCGGACTCAGCCACCGCGGGAGTCGGGACCGCACGAAGGTTTTGATTCTCCTTCTCAAGCCTCGCTCGTTCCGCCTCGCAGGCCGCGAGCTGTTCGCCTATCGCAGCGCAAAACGGTTGGTCAGGCAGCTCGGCAATCAGCCGAGCGGTTCTTGCAGGGTCGTAGTTCATGATTTTAAGTCTTGACTTTCGGGAGTTTGTGGGTTCGTAGCGGAGCATGGTTGTCGAAGTACAAACATCACCCGGGACAGGGCCGCAGCACGTCGGGCGTGCCGTGCGGCTCCTTGAGCGTGTTTGTGTAACTCGGCCTTGCGCTGCAGGCGCCCAGCCTCGTGTCGTATCTCGGCAAGGATCTGCAGATCCTCGGCCTCGATTCGCGCATTGGCCAGCGCAGATGCGCTTTCACGAGGAGCTGGCGTTGATCGATGATTGCTAGGGCTCATGCTGCTTGTAAGAGTCTGAGGTTATTGAGAGCTGACAAAAGTGCTGTCTGTTCGTCGCCTTTCTCGCGCAGAGTTTCCACCACGGCGTCGTCGATCGTGCCGGGGCACAGCAAGCGCACAATGCGGGTGATCCATTTCTGACCGAACCGGGCCACGCGCCCGTTCAACTGGTCGTACAGTTCCCGGCTCCAGATGGGGCTGAACCAGACAACCGTGGACCCGCCTTCCTGAAGGTTGAGTCCGTGCCCGACCGACTGGGGATGCACCAGCAGGCGTTGGATCTTCCCGGCGTTCCAGCGCCGCTCGATCTCAGCTTGCGCTGCCGCCGTCCGGGCGTCCTCGAACGCCACCGCGTCAGGTAGCGCCGCGCGCAGGCGTCCCAGCTCGTGCCGGTAGTTGTAGGCGATCAGGAGCGGCTCAGGGTGGTGCCGGATGTACTCCTGGAGCGCCTCCAGCTTGGCGTTATGGATCGGAACCACCTCGCCTGTCTCGCTGTACGCTGATCCTCCGGTGAACTGAAGCAGCTTGTTGACCAAGACCGCGGCGTTGGGGGCCACCACGACCTGCTCGGCATCCCCGATCTTGACCAGCAGTTCCTTCTCCAGTTCGTCGTAGTGCGCCCGGGCGGCCGGAGGCATCATCACCTCGATGTCCTCCACCACCGTGTCTGGGATGTGCAGGTACTCGCTGGAGAGCAGCGTCAAGGTGATGTCCTTGATCCGATCCTGGATCTTCTCCCGCGCTCCGGGGAGCAACTCCCAGTTGTACTCCATGTAATCGGTCGGGTGGAAGTAGGTGCGCTGGAACAGATCGAACGACTTGCCCAGCCGCTCCCCGCCGTCCAGCAGCCGGAACTGGCCGAAGAGTTCCAGCAGGCTGTTGGGTGTCGGAGTGCCGGTGAGCCCCCAGCGCCGGGTAGACGGTCGGATCGTGTCACGAATGGCCTTGATTCGTTTGCTGCGATGGTTCTTCGCCCGGGTCAGTTCGTCGAACACCACCACGTCCTGGCTGATCTGATTCAGCTTGGGCAGCATCTCGTAGTTGCACAGGTACACATCCGCTTTCTCGCTGCCCTTCTGCCGCAGGTTGCGCACCTTCAGGTGCGGCGCCCACTTCGCCAGCTCGTTGGGCCAGGTCAGATTGCAGACCCGCAGCGGTGCCACAACCAGCATCGACTCAGCCAACCCGAGGGAGCGCAGGCCGTCGAACGCCGCGATCGTGGCGAAGCTCTTCCCCATACCTAGGCCACAGAAAAGCGCCGCACGCTGATGGGTCATCAGGTGCTCGATCATCATCTGACGGTAGAGGGGAAGGGTCATCGAGTAAGACCGAGACGGTAGTGAAACCACCGAATAAAATCTTCGTAACTGTAGCAGATCCCGATGTCCATACCATGGGATGACAGTTTGTTGAATTCGTGTCTCTGCAACGCGGATAGTCTCCCCAATCGGGATTTGAACTCCGCGAAGGCGACTCGCCCGTTGGGGAACACCAGAATCCGATCCGGTACGCCACGTCTCTGCGGTGAGACGAACTTATAGTGCAGAACGTGATGCTTCTCGCACAGATCACACGCCTTTCGCTCTATTTCGCTTTCACGCATCGGAGGATCTCCTTCCAGAGTGTTTTCTGCTGCCGGCCATAGACACGGGACACGAGCGCCAGCAGGATGCGGCGCCGGGCCTTGCCGGCCAGTTCCAGCACGATCAGCCGGCGCAGGTCGTCGGTAGACACCTGCTCGCCCAGCAGCAGGATCTCGTTCAGGTGGTTCCAGTTGGTGATGTGGCCCCGCAGACGGATCAGATCCTTCTTCGAGACCGTCACCGCGAGGGTGGCGAGGACTTTGTGGATGGGGGTCATTGGAGAGCGAGTTCGATAGACTTCTTCGCTGGAGCAAGGTGGATGTAAGCCAGCTTCAGAGCTTCCTCCAGGACGGTGATCCGTCTTTTCAACTGCTCGCATTCCAGTTCCGACTTGTTAAGCCTATCAAGGAATCCTTGAGTCGCGTATTCTGGAACTCCGTTCGGGTCGTAGTTTGTGGTCATACCTTCTGGTAGTAGGGGGTGATGCGGCCTTCCGCCTTGATCGGCAGTCCCGCCGCCCAGGGCGGCAGCTCGGTCAGTGCGGCAACGAAATCGTCCAGCTTACCCTTCGCTTGCGCGAGAGCCTGGTCGTGGATCAGTCCCCAGATGGTGAAACCCTTCCGCTCGGCGTTCACCGCTCCATGGGCCATGATGTCGGCGGCAACTGCTTGCGTGCAGTTCGATACGAGTAACTGCTGACCTTTGGAATTGCGGATCAAGAACCGATGATTCGGTCCAGCGTTTTGAATATCGTACACTTTCATCGTGGAAACCGGTTTCTGAAATTTGGCTTGTCGAAGAGGCGGGCCTGCGGAACTTTGTGAGCGATTCGATACAGCAGACAGGTTACACCGACACCACTCAATCGAGACGCTTCCGACACTGTGCACAGACCCCAAGGGGTTTCGATGTGCGTGTTGTTTCTTTTGTTGTTACACTGTACTCGCCGCGTGGTCCAACGGCAGTTTGTTCGGTTGTAGTCGCCATTGTTGTCTCGTCGATCGAGCGTCAAGCCTGGACGATAGGCCCCGCCCATGTCGTTCCAAAAAGCCATGAACGAGTTATTCCAAACAGCACACACTTTAATCCCGCGAGCACCGTAGTTGTGCCACGCTTGATGTGTCGGAAGCCTGCATCGATCACACATCGAACGCCACACGGCGTAAGCGGGGTGATTGGTCATCCCGTGAGTTCGGACTGCCGCGGCTATGGTCTTGTAGCGCATGCACCCGCAGCTCTGGTTTTGGTACTTCGGGCGACAGAAATTCTGAGCCTGCTGAACGCGGATCTTACCGCAGACACACTGAGTTTTCCAGAGAGCTTTCTGGTTTGAATCGACTCCAGCAAATTCGAGCACTTTCAAATACCCGAATTGAAGACCTTCTAATTGTTTGTGAGGGCGTCCCATGATTCAGATCCTCGGGCTAGAGCTTTTTCTACGCAAGCCTTTTCGGCGGAGAGGCAACCGATTTGTTCAAACACCCTATGGTCTGGGGTCATCTGCACCCCTGCAAAGTCGATGGTCTGCTGATCCCCTTGGCACACAACACCGTCGTGACAGACCCAGCTCTCTCCGTCCCATACTTGATCCTCGATCAACACGTCCTCGATCTTCTTCCAACCGTCAGACGTAAGAACTTCGGTCCCTTCGCCAATGCAGTTCTCCGCGGCCTTGCCCGGCCACAGCTTGATCCGCCCCCACTTGGTCGTGCCGAGGAGCTGCCCGTAGTAGGTCACGTTCTCGCGGTCGTCGTCAGGCAGGGTCTCGACCTTGGGGTGCGGGTACGCCACCACGCGCTTCGAGGGCAGGTGCATCAGCAGATACGGCAACCCGGAGACCGTGCGGAACTCGTAGGCAAGGTGCGCCCCGGCCTTGAACTTCTCGTTGGGCTGGAGGAGCGCCTTGCGCATTGCTTGATCGCAGTCGTCCCAGAACTGCACCACGCGCTCGTGGGAGTTGCGGTATGCAATGACGCCGCGCTCCGCCAGGTCGTCACTGACCCGGACCCGGTAGAGATCCCAGCAGGTGCGTTGGAAGTTCGTCCACCACATGCCGAACCCGCAGCCAAGCTCCAACCGCTTGCCCAGATCGCGTTGCTCGCTGGTTGTGCAACTGCCATAGACGTGCTTCGCCATCGTCTTGTAAACGTCAGGCTTCAGTTCCTTCGCACCCTTCCAGGCATCTGCGGCCCGGTGGATCGCCAGGATGTCTTCCTGCCCTGCCAACCAGCAGATGATCCGGGCCTCGATCGCGGCGTAGTCGGCGTCGAACATCGGCCCCGCCGGGTCGTGGATGAAGTTGCGAATACAGTTGGCGATGGCCTCCAGCGGGTTGCCGTAGAGACTGTCGATGTCGTCCTCTGTTCGTCCCGAACAGAGCATGGCGTAGACGCCATCCGCATCGCGGATGGTCGGCTTCTTGAAGTTCTGCGGCTGGAGCTTCACCCCGCTCCAGCGACCGGTGCCTGCGCCGTGGTAGAGGAACATCCCGCGGGCCTGACCATCGGGGCAGGCGCAGGCCAGCATGGTCTTGACCTTCTTCACCGCGGCGTAGCTGACCTGCTTGTAGAGCGCGAGAGCCTTGAGGGCGATGTCGGTTGGGTTCTCTCCGGGCTCGAACAGCATGTCCTCACCATCGTCCTTCTCGTCATGTTCACTGATCATGTCGTCAGTCGTCTTCGACTGCATGTTCGCCAGCTTGAGGCCCAGACCCTCCAGGTACGCCTTCACCTTGTTGCGCTGGGTCGGGTTGAGTCCGGTCAACTTCTGAAACTCCGCGGTGACGCGGGCCTGCACCCGGTCAATCATGGCGTCGGCGTGGCGCAGAGCGGCCATGTTGAGCGGGAGCCCGCGGTCGTTCATCCGAGCGTCGAAGAGGAACGTCTCCAAGGCACCCGTCTTCAGCTCGAACGGCTTCAACCGCTGGTGAACCTCACGCTCCGAACGCACGTCCTGGAGGCAGTAGTCGCCGAACCGGGAGAACTTGGCTGCCTCGGTCAAAGGGTCGGTGAACTCGCCGGTCTTCTTCTGCGGAGTGGAGAACAGCCGGATCAACTGATACCCCTCGCCCCACTTTTTCTGCCCGAGGTTCAGATCCTCCGCGACGTTCGCCAGCGAGGCGCGGAGCCCTGCCTTGCGGGCCAGGGCGGCGGTGCAGCGCCAACGTTCCGTTGGCGGAGGGTCGAATCCGATGTCCAGCTTCATCCGGTAGCGGCTGACCGCCCGCTCGAACTCGGCGTTGTGCGCCCAGAGGAGCGCCTCCGGGTCCGCAAGAGCTTCGTCCAGCAGAACGAGCGCACGAGGGTCACTGATCAGATCGGCGTCGAACTCCGGGTTCATCCACAGGACCGGCTCCTCGTCGCCGCGGGCGATGGCGAACATCAACACTCGTGTTGATGGATCGCAGGCGTAGCGGTACGCGCCGACCTTCTTCAGATCAGCCCTGCTGCGGGTTTCGAAATCGACCGTGTAGTCCATGATTGAAAAAGGCTCCCCGCACCAGTCCGAGGTGGCCTGCGAGCCGGAGTCCTTTGCCCTTGCGGGCGAACCGGAGTGCAGGGAGCTAATAAGGGTTTATGCTCAGTTCTCCAGTGGCAACAGTGTGGCGTCTGACGGTTGAATGCGGTTGATCGCGTTGTACATGCCGCCCTCACGTGCCCAGTAGCCGCAGCTGTCGATGAACTCGATCCGCACCGTCTGCCCCACCTTGCCGGCGTACCAGCAAAGCGAGTCATGACAGCGGTCGATGCGGGCCATGCGCGGGCAAGTGTCCAAGCGCGGCGGGCGAGGGGTTGAGACGTGGGCGAACATGGGTCAAATCCTGATGGTCTCTTGACCGTTCAGCTCGTCCTCCCGGTTGGCCACGGCTTCTTCCCGGTCCTCCAGTTCTTCCTCTCGGGCGTCCAAGTCTCGTTTGCGGATGTCCAGATCCTGATCGCGCTTGAGCACGTTCACGTCGATCTTGGCGGGCTCCGGGCGAGTCGCCCCGAGCGAATAGAACGGAGCCACGTCGAGCGACAGGGCGCGGGCAAGGGCACGGCGGTTGATGTTGAACTCGAACAGGCGGTCATGACGAGCGGCACCGAACAGCGTGCCGTAGATGGCCACCTCGTCGTTGTCAGAGGCTCCGCGGGGCGCGGAACTCTCGATGTACAGATTGATCTGCTGCTTCATGTGTAGGGGGTTGAGTTGAGGGTGAAAAGAGGGGGCGGGCGTCGCCGCGTTGTGCGGCATGGGCCAGAGGCCGTAGTTGCCCGTCCGCTCTTTTCACCCTCCCCGCCGAGGCGGGGAAGGCGTTTGGGTTCAATCGAGCGAGCTGCCCTCGTCATCGATCGGCTTCAGTTCCTTCTCAATGTTGACCGCCCCCTCGCCGAAGGGCTCGCCATCCTTGGCGAACTGGACGACGCGCAGGGCGGCGTTGACCCGCTTGCCGAACTGGTTGTCCTGCGCCCAGAGGCGGATCAGCATGACAACGTAGCAGCCGGCGTAGGGCTTGCCGGAAGCTTCGGACAGGGCGGACAGGTCACGGTCCACGACCGGGACGGGCTTGTCCGAGGAGGCGTTCAGGAACATGATCCCGTCGCCGTAGCCGTCAGTGTCGTCCTTCTCCGAGCCATCGCGCAGACAATACTTGACGGCCTTGGGCACCTTGCCCACGCCCCATTTCTCCTCGGCGACGGACTTCTGTCCGTCCTGGACCAGCTTGATCAGGCCGGCCTGGGTCTTCTTGTCGATGAGCGCGACGGCGCTGAACTTGGGTTTCGATGCCGGCTGGCCCGGCTGGGGAGCGGAAAACGCCTTGGCCCGAAACAGGTTCGGGTAGGAAAGGCGGACATTTGGGAGTGTGATATTCATTGGCGGGTTGGGTTCTTTGTACCAGTTTGGCAGTTTGTAGTTTTCAGGATTCACGGGTTCACGGGTTGGCTCTATTCGAGCATGTTGGTTTAACGGAGAGACATTGCAGTTTTGAAGGGTACGAGAAGGGCTCTGTCACCGTAGACCAGTGGTAAGACCTTCGGATTCCTGTTGGTGAGCACCAAGTCGGTTTTACGATGCCGGGCACCACCCGGGCACTCTTCCATCTCGACGACTCGGCGTTTGCGGAACACCCCGCGCAGATACTCAGCGTTGCGGGTCTTCCCGCAACCTTGAGGGCCGAACACGACGACTGCTTTGGGATACATGGCTTTCATTCGAGCATATTGGGTTCGCTGATGTTGCTGAGTTCGCTGACAGGATTGAGATCGAAGGCGGGACGAGGATCGTCCGCCGAGACGAGGGTGGGTTCACCTGGGGGTTTGGTGATGAGCTTGCTCATGAGGTTCTTGAACCGGGTGGAGACTTCCTGACCTTTCAGGAGCTTCTCCGCCCCGGCCGGGCTGACGAAGGAGCGCGGGGCCACCTCGTCCACCGAGAACTTCTGCCGCAGAAGCTCCTCCGCCCGGAGCAGGTCAACCCAGACGCGATTGCTCTTGCCCTCCACCAGCTTGCAGCCGGGGACAGCGGTCCCTGCATTCGCAAGAGCGAATGCACGGTCGCGGCAGCCGTCGATGAACTTCTTCAGCGCCCCGCCGGCCCGGACGATGCGCCCGAGCTGCTCAGGGGTGAACGTGTTCACGTCGGGCATGACCGGCTTCTCCGTCTGCACGGTCTGGAGCGCGGTCACGGCGTCCGGGGGCAGCTCGCCAAGCAATTGCTTCGTGCGGTGCGGGCACAAGCCCGGCACCCGGCTGGCAGGGCAGAACCGACAGTTGTCGTCCGAGGGAGCGAACGGCTGATCGTCGGGGTATGCCTGGATGCTGACAGCCACCAGGTCGATTGCATCACAGAAGATTACCAGATCCTTCAGCGTCAGCGCCCACAGCCGCACCGTGCGCTTGTCGCGTGCCCGCGGCTGGTAGATCGCCAACGTGACCAGCGTGGTGCCGGGGAACGTCTCGTACAGACCAGACTCCTCCAGCCAGGCGACGAAGGACCGGCCGTAGATGGCGAGCTGGCTGTTCTCCTTGGCCTCCACGCTAACACCCTCGCCGTTCTTGTAGTCGGCGATGTAGATGCCCTGCGAGTTGACGATCCCGGCGTCGATGTAGCCGTGCCGGTCGGGCATGTAGAAAAGCGGCACCTTCTGCTCCACCATGAGCGCCCCGTCACCGATTTTATCGGTGACGAACTTGACGTACTCCATGACGTTCGAAGCCAGAACGATGTCGGTGTCCTCGGGAAGCGGCTGGCCGCGCAGGAGTGCGGCTGCGAGTTCGTGGGCCTCGATGCCTTCCTGCGTCCAGGACGCAGGCGGCTCGTCGGGGATCTCCGCCGCGTGGGCGAGGAGGAAGCCCGGTGAACCCCGGCACGAGAGCCACCGCTTTGAAGCGGAGGGCTGGAGGTCAAGCCTTGGGGGTGAGGAGTTCATTGAGAGCCTTGAGAACGTCAGGATAGACGGTGACGGGCAGGGTGGTCAGCTTGCCGCCGGCCTTGGCGAAGCAGGCGTCCATCTCCTTCTTCTTGCCCATGGTGATCAGCTTCTGCCCGACGGCGCGGATCTGTTCAATCGTGACGGTCGCGATGGCGGGGGTCGGCTCCGGCGCTGGCGTCGGAGGCGGCAGCACGGGCTGCGTGACCGTGACGGAAGCCGGATCGGCGGCGGGGGCGGGCTTCTGTTTCTTCTGCGAGGGCTCTGCCGCGGGGGCGGAACCGAGTTTCTGGGCGATCAGCTCAAGAGCTGTCGCGATGCGATCGAATGACTGTTCGAGTGACATGTTGTTGTGGGTTAATCGAGCATGTTGACGCCCTCAACCGGATCGACCGTCTTGACGACGGCGTTCAGGCCGGGGTGAAAGTAATCGAGGAACTTCTGGAGCCACTCGATCGCGGCGGCGTCACCGCTCTGCGGCAGCGTGGCCTCGATGGTAAAGAGTCGGCGGGTAGGAGCCATGGTCAGTCCTCCTCGATCTCTGAATAGTAATCGCCACACAAGACCAGCACGGTTACTGCATGGCTGCGGGTCGTCTGGATCTCTTCTATCACGAGGAGATCCGATGTATGGGCATCTCGGATACCGATTTCCGTATTAGCGTCGAACACCGAGAGCCTGTCAATGAGTTGTTGGGTAGTCATGGGAGTAAAGTTGAACGGTTTATTTCTAAAGTCAAGCCCTTTATCCCAACATATCGTCAGATGCGCGGATCGACGGCGAGAGCCACAGTTTTTCGGTGCCGCGCAGATCCGTGTCAGAGTACCCGCGCCGGGCAGACCAACTCTCGGTCGCCCACCCGAGGCTGTCGTGTTCAGTTCCGCGGCCAGCGAGAATAATCCGCAGTTTCGGATTGTTCGCGTTCTGCGAACACCACTGGTTGACCCTGGTAGCCACCGGAACTTTCGTCCCATAGACATACTCGGTGTCAGAGTATGGGGGATCAAGGAACACAGCAGTCAAACCATGTTTTATTGTGCAGCTATCCCCAAGCACCCGCTCGAAGTCGCCGCAGGCGATGCGCACCCAGCAGAGCCGGTCCTGCAAAGCCTCCAGCCAGTCGGTCAACCAGTCAACGCGCTGCTGAAATTCACCCTTCCCGGCGTCGCCCAAGTGCGGGAGCTGGCGATTGACGCCCTTCCCGGCGTCGCCCAAGTGCGGGAGCTTGCGATTGACGCCCGTCCCGGCGTCGCCCAAGTGCGGGAGCTTGCGATTGACGCCCTTAGCCCATCCGTTGGCCTTTGTCCAACTCCACGGGCCTTCACCGCCGGCCCAACCGCTGCCGATCCACTCGTTTGCACCTTTGATCCAGTAGGCCGCAAGTGTCAGGTCCGAATACCCCGGATCACCCAAAGCGTTGCGCAGTTCATCGGCCCGGCGCATGAGCCATGCGTGCTGCGCCTCCGTGTTCACTTCTGCGACTGGGGAGATCATCAATTCCGCCAGCCCAGCCGGATCTGCCCGAATGGCTCGCCAAGCGTTGACGAGGTGGCAAGACCAGTCGTTGACCGTTTCAGATCCATTGACCGGCGTCGGGCGTTCGAGCAGGACCGCAAGCGAACCGGAGAAGGGCTCCACATAGTTGCGAATGTCAGGACCGAATAAGGTCCAGACACGGCTGGCCACTTGGGATTTACCGCCGAAGTATGGGAACGGGGCTTTCATGAGAGCATGTCGCAGAGGCGGCGATCCACCTCGGCCTGTAGGTCGGTGACGGCCAGATCGCGTCTGATCCAGACGCCGTGCCGTTCGCCATCCACCCGCGCCCGGCCGGCGTTCACCATGCCGTGCTCGCGCAGAATGGCGCAGATCGCCTGATCGGTGAATTGCAGCGGTTGTCGGACCTGGAGGGCCTGTTTCAGCACCGTCGTGCTGACCAGCTCGGCGGTCATCAGCGGGTTCAGCTCCTCGGTCAGCAGTTCGTCGATGGCCGCCGCCAGCGGGCTCGCCGCCGCACCCGCAAGCTCCTTCAGATACTTGGTCGCCGGGGCGTGGCCGTCCGGGTTGAAGTCGTCGGAGATATGCCATTGCTCCAGCCAGCTCCGCAGGGCGCCGCCCTGGGTGCGCACAACCGACCACAGGCGGTCGAAATACTCGGTCCCCATCGCAGCTACCTGTTCGGGCAGTTGCAGCGGAGAGTTCAGCACGAAGTATCGCCGGTCGCTGTCGGAGACGGCGATGGAATCGAAATGGTTCGTGAACAGCATGTAATTGGTGATGTTGAACGTCTGGTATGCTTTGATGTGCTTCTCGTTGATCGTTACGTTGTCGTTGGAGATAGCATCTTTAAGCTTGTTCATCACCTCGTACCGGTTCTGCCCAACGACCCGGATCTCCTCGATAGCGCAAAGCTGAGCCTGTCCTTTCCATCCGGTGAACTCCGTGAACAGTAGATCCGATCCGATTGATTTGACATGCTCGGTGCCAAGCACTGAGCGCATGGCCTCGGCAATTACCGTCTTGCCGCATCCCATGGCCCCTTGAAGCAACACAGCCCAACGGATCTTGACTCCCGGTTGCTGGACGTGAAAAGCCATGAAGTCTACCAGAGTGCGCTGGTACTCCGATTCGGCGATCAGCCGGCGCATGTGTTCCATCCAGACAGTGCCCGCTTCCGCGGCGTGCTCCGGGTCGGGGGCGGGGTGCGTCGGGATGTAGGTGTTGACCGCGCGCTTGTGACCAAGGACCACGAAGGCGTCGGAGCCGTTCGCGGGGCTGTAAATGTAGTCGTCCACCCGCGGGCACTTCAGCACATTGAGCAGGTAGTCGCGGGGCCGCACGGGCGGCGCTCCGCTGTCCTCGTCTGACTTCCCCATGAGTTGCACGCCGAAATAGTTGTCCACGACCTCGGGCTTGAAGGTCCGTCCGGTGTGGCGCTGAAAGAACTCGTTCTGTCCGGCAACGTAGCAGAGCCCCCGCGCCCAACGTGGCAGCTCGTTGTCCGGGGTAGCCGTCGGAGTCGCCTGGGCGGTCAGGGTGCGTTCCAGCTTGGCCAGGTTGCCCTTCAGCTCTGCCCGGGGGATCTTGACCTGCCGCGAGCCCAGCCCGGCGTGCAGGGCAGAGAGGAGCGAGCCCTTCTGCAAGGCTGTAACCAGCGGGGTGCCGGCGATGCGGGCGATCCCCTCCTGGAGCAGTTCGGGGGCCGTGCGCGCGTCGGCGCGCAACCAGTCATAAGTCTGCGCGTAGCAACGCTGCCCGACCGCACCAGCCCGGTCCCAGCCCGACTCCGCGGCAGAGCGCAGAACGGAGCGGATCGTCCGCGGGGCGCGCATCCGGGCGTGCGGCTTGAAGCTGTCCCACTTGGCTCTCGTATCCTCGGCGGTAGTGTACTTCTGGCCCTTGGCGCTCCAATGATCGAACACGGCGAATCCGTTGTCCGCCTCCTGCGGAAACTGGTGCCGCATCGCCGCCGCTGTCGCGATCCAATCGGCGTAGGAGCAGTCGGGGTCCAGATGCTCCAGGGCGGAGGCAACATCCTCCAGGGTGATCCCTTCAACCGTGGGTCGGATGAACTCCAGGGCCGAGGGGTCGGCATCCGGCTGCGCAGGCAAAGGGGTGTTACCCGAGGGCGCTACTCCTACCACGGAGGCCGTCGTGACGGCCGCGCCCTCGGGAACCGCAACGATCAACGGGTGGTCAGCCACCGGGTCATCGCCGCGAAAGATTGTGGGCAAATACATCGGCTGCACCGCAACCTTGGACTCCGGTGTAACACGCGGCAGCCCCAGGAGGGTTTCTCCGGCCCAGCGCACCGCATCGGCGTAATGCGTCACCGGCAGGGCCGCGGCGTGGATCACCACGCGCAACCGGGGCGCGTCCTCCGTGGAGGAGGCGGTCAGGTAGGCGGCGAAGGCGTAGGGGTGCAGCCGGGCGGTCAGGATCTGCGGATCAGCCACGAGCGGCCGGGCCTGGTTGGCGTCGTCGATGTCGATACAGAGCAGGTTGCAGACGGTGGCGTCCTCATAGACCCGGTGATCAGACCGGAAGGCCGCCGGGGTGAAGAAGTTGACCCGCTTGTGGGCGTTGCGCTGTTCCTTGGGCATCGCGCGCAGCTCGCTGCGAGTGACTGACGCCACGACCGCGGGGTGGCCCAGCACCTCCTTCACGAACGACGCGAAGGAGGTGACGCCAAGCGGGTGAACGGCTCCGAGGTTGGCCCCGGAACCGCCCCAATATGGGGCAATTGCCATGGTAGGAACCGGGAGTAGGCTCCCGGGTCGATCAGAAGTCAAGCTCGTCCTCGTCGCGCGGCGTGACCTGTTGCCAGAGGTAGACGAGCAGGGTGAGAAAGAGGCAGAGGAGCCAGCCGAGGGTTTTCATCTGTAGAACTTCGCGTTGGGGAACGTGCATCGGACTGCCTTCTTGGCCTCAACCCGGCTCTCGCAGCGGACGAAGCACCCGGCCTGCTCGGTCTCAGACTCACCATAGGCCCAATAGATGTAATCGCCCGACCCTCCGCCCCAGTAGGCCCCGCCCTGGTCGTAGTCGTAGTCCACCCAGCGCAAGCGGACGAGGCGCATCTTGGTGACGGTGAGAAGGTCGGATGGAATGCGGTTGGGGCGGCTCATCTGTGAGCCGGTGCAAACGAATTCGCCGTGTTCGTTCGTGAACCCGCAGCGCGGGTGTGAAAGAGTGCGTTTCGGAATGGTTGTCATAAGTAAGAGAGGAAAGCCCACGCCAGCGCGGCGCCCACCAGGGCGCACGCCAGCAGGGCAAGGGTTTCAGCGAGACGGTTTTTCATGTCCCCTCCAGTTTCGTGCCGTTCCACGCGCAGCCAGGCACCACGCTGCGAACATAAGCCAGCACCTCGGCGTCGATCGCGGCGCGCTTGGCCCCGTAGTCGGCGTTGAGCGCGCCGCACTTGGCCCAGTGATCGGCGTTGAGCGCGACGCACTTGGCATCGTAGTCGGCGCCGATCGCGGCGCACTTGGCATCGTAGTCGGCGTCGATCGCGGCGCGCTTGGCCCCGTAGTCGGCGTCGATCGCGGCGCGCTTGGCCCCGTAGTCGGCGTTGAGCGCGCCGCACTTGGCATCGTAGTCGGCGTTGAGCGCGCCGCACTTGGCCCCGTAGTCGGCGTCGATCGCGGCGCACTTGGCCCAGTGATCGGCGCCGGTCGCGGCGCGCTTGGCCCAGTAGTCGGCGCCGATCGCGGCGCGCTTGGCCCAGTAGTCGGCGCCGATCGCGGCGCGCTTGGCCCCGTAGTCGGCGTCGATCGCGGCGCGCGCGACGCATATGTCCGCAACGGCCCCGAGGTACACCATATTGTGCAGGCGCAAAGCCACCTCGTTCTCCGACTTGTTGCGCCGAACGTATGCGATACGTTCGTTCACGTTGTGCGACCGCTCGAACAGCGTGTCGTGGTGGAGCAGGGCAAACCAGCCGGCGGTGGGGCCGACGTAATCGGGCCGGCCGGGGAATAGTGTGTTTGGGGTCATGGTGTGGCGATGATCAGGGTTTGATTGTTACGGTGGAACGTGAGGATGTGCAGGACCTGCTTGCGGTGAACGCTGCAGGTCCAGAAGAGGGCCATGATGGCAGCCCCGGCGAGGCAGGCGGCAAGGAGGCGCAGAGCTTCGGCACGGCGTGCACTGCGGCGCAGTCGAAGCCTGTCGGCTTCGGCCCAGTAGCGGGGGAACGGTTTCATAGGTATCCGTCCCTCTCCGCCCACGCGGCTTGCACTTGGTTTGCCAGCTCGTGGCGGCGGGTGTGACAACGCTTCGACTCCACGGGCCAAGAGTTTTCGGTGTGGTGATCCAGCTTGCGGTCGATGCGGCGCAAGCGGGACTCCAGCCAGCGGATCGACTTACGGCGACGGGTTTGGCAGGGTTTCATGTTTTGATCTGTTGACGGAGTTTTCTGCGCACTTGCGCCGTGGCCTCTGAGAGATCGGCAACGGCTCCGGCGCGTTTGTCGCACACGCTATCCGCGGCGCAACAAAGGGTGTGCAGCGCGACCACAAGCTCGGCAACGCGCACGACTAGCTCGACGCGGTCCACTTCGGCAATCGGGATGGTTCCGCAGTCTAGGCATATCGGCGTAAAGGCCATAAGCCTTTTGCATTTCGGGCATTCGACGGGGGTCAGCGTTACTGTGGGTGTGTGTTTGTTCATTTGTGTTGAGGGGTTCAGACTGGCCGCGATCCTCCGGAGCGTGGCCAGTCACACGACTACCGTTTGACGGCTCCACCATTGGAGCCGCAGCGGCCGGCGATGTAATCCAGCCACCGAGCGCGCAGAAAGCGCGGATTCTGTGCCTGGCAGAAGTCTGCCAGAGCGTCGATTTGCGGCACCGTGAACTGTTGCGAGCGGATAAGATCCGCGAGGGCGATGAACTGTTTCTTGGACATGGTAAGGGGAGGGCAGGGTTAGGAGTTGAGAAACGCTATCGCAAAAGCGCGCGCTTTCGCTTCGTCGCGTGCCTTGCGGGCCGGGGCGACGGCTTCGTCGTATGCCTTGCAGGCCGGGGCGACGGCTTCGTCGCGTGCCTTGTAGGCCGTGGCGACGGCTTCGTCGTATGCCTTGCAGGCCGGGGCGACGGCTTCGTCGCGTGCCTTGTAGGCCGGGGCGACGGCTTCGTAGTATGCCTTGTAGGCCGTGACAGATAAGAGTCTCTGTGCGGCCCAAGACCAGTCGAACTGTGCGGCATGCGCCACGCACAGCTCGACGGACACGATGCATCGATCGCCAAACAGCCGGTGGAAAAGCTCCACCTGTTGTGTGCATGCACCAAGGAGTTTCAGTTTGCGGAGGGATAGAGTTTTCATGTGTGGGGAGGGTGGGCAGAGTGCGAAAGGCTAACGGCTGACGGGTTCAACTTCCATGTCGGCAGGGATCTCGATTCCAAGAGCTTCCAGCTCCTTGCGCAGCTCGGCGAGCTGTTCCGTCTCGATCTCAGCGAGGTACGCCTCGCCGCTGTCGGATTCGATCCCTCCGATATACCCGGACGTAACCGTCTGGGCGATTCCGCGCTCCGAGTGAACGACCGCGGCCGCGTGAATCAGCAGATAACACCACTCTCCGCGGTTCAACGTTTCGCTGCGCTGGTAGTCCAGCTCTGCGGCTTCCGCGTTGGCCGGATTAAAATAGCGGTACTCGTTGTGCCCCATGTCGCCGCGCGCTTCGCGGTCGATTGCGTTGGCTCCAGCTTCGCTGGAGTATTCTCCGAGGTATGACGTATCGGGCGAAGTATCGACTTCGCGAATGACTCTGATGGATTCAAGTTTCATGGTAGGAGTTGGGTTCAACCTTGCGGGTGCCGGCGCAACTGCTCGGTCGCAGCCGGGCTGAAGGGTT